TCTTATTGGTTGCGACCATACTACAGAAAAAGGTATGGAACTTGCTAAACGAATAGAACAACTTTTCAAAGATCGTTGTGCAGAATTTAAGCAAGAATATAAATTAAACTTTGGTGTGTATTATACACCGGCAGAAAACCTCTGCTATACAGCATTAAAGAAGTTCCGCCAAAAATATGGAACTATTCCAAATGTAAGTGATAAAGATTTCTTTACAAATTCAATTCATGTTCCTGTATGGCATCAAATAAGTCCCTTTGATAAAATAGATATTGAAAGTCAGCTTACGGGATATTCAAACGCCGGATGTATAACATATGTTGAATTAGATGCTTCAGCGGTTCATAATCCAGAAGCAATAGAACAATTAGTTAATTATGCAATGGATCATGATATTCCATACTTCGCAATAAACGTTCCTTCTGATACCTGCTTAGATTGCGGATTCTAGGGTGAAATAAATGATAAATGCCCGATTTGTGGAAGTACAAATATTCAACAGCTACGACGGGTGACTGGTTACTTGACAGGCGATTACAGGTCTGCCTTTAACCACGGCAAGCAAGATGAGGTGCAACACCGCGTTCGCCATGTAGGAGTGATAGAATCATGAGATGGGCAGGTATAATTAAAAATGACATTGCCGCCGGCGATGGTATGAACGTAACATTCTTTGTTCAAGGATGTCCAATCCAGTGTGAGGGTTGTCATAACTCTCACATCTGGGATTTTAATGGCGGCAAAGAATTTACTGATGAAACTATGAATATGATTATTGATGCTATTGGAAAAAATGGTATTCAAAGAAATTTTAGTTTAATGGGCGGAGAACCGCTCTGTGAAGAAAATTTAGCTTTATCATATAAAATTGTTTCTACAGTTAGATCAATTTATCCAACAATAAAAATTTATTTATGGACAGGATATTATTTAAAAGATTTAGTTAAAAGTAAAAACCCTTTAGTCTATCAAATAATATCTCTGTGTGATTATTTAATAGATGGGCCATATATTCAAGACAAAAGAGATATCACACTTGACAAAAGAGGATCAACAAACTAGACGGTGATTCCACTTGACTCTTTAAAAAAAATATGGTATAATATAGATATAAAATAAGAGAAAAAGGAAAAAATATTATGAATATGCAATCTAATTTCTTTGGGGTTTATAAAAGCAAAAAAGAATTAAGCCAAAGAACTCCTAAAGATATAAAAGTTGGTTCTATTGCTTTTGTAACTGAATCTCATATGTATTATGAATATAAAGATTACGGCGATTGGGCAGCTGTTAATGCAGAAGATGTTCGTCTTGGCCTAGGTATAAAAGAGTTGCCATCAGCCGCGAAGTTTAAAGGCTTAGAAATGTCACTTTATGATATTAATAAACAAATAATATCACAGCTTCCAGAGTTTACAGAAGAAAATTTAGCCAAATTTAAAAATGAAATATTACCTGATTTTATGAGCAAAAATTATGGTAATTATTATACACTTTTAAGCAAAGAAGCATCTTATTATACTTTGTTTAGAAGAACAAGTCGTCCAGATGAAATGTCTATAGCAGATGCCCTCTTAGAGTGTATTGGCTATGTTGGCGTTATTAAAGATGTATCTACAGAAGAGACTAGTCCAGAAATAGCAATTTGGATACAAGACCATGATTCTACAAATGTAGAATGTTATCATTTCTTTAATTATGATATGGGCGTAGTTGAATTTCATTAAAGGAGAAAAGCTATGGACGTACAACAGATAGGGTATTTAATTAACCCAAATGAATGTTTTAGTTATTATTTTTTTATAAATAGTGGCGATTCTGAGCCGATGAGAAGAGTTTTGTTTGAGGATCTTCCTTCAAAAATTACTGAATTTCATGCGGCTTATCCAGAAGCAAAGCATATTATATTTTGTACTTGGCCTGATGCCCTGAACGGATACGTTGAGATGCTACAGGCCGCAGTTGGTAAAGAAATTAAACTTTATACGACAATAGAGTAAAAGGAGTTTTTATGAATTATTTGATTTCAGCAACAGAAAAGTATCGTTTTGACACAGAAGAAGAAGCTACTGCTTTCATTGAAAAGGCAAAAGAGGCTTCAATTTATAGTCTTCCTAAATATAATTGTGAACACAAAACTCGTAAACAAAAAGGTGAAATTGTTGATGAATGGTTTACTGTAACCCTTTTGAAGACTTTCAATGATGAAAAGTATCCTAGTGATCAAATTACTGTAAACTATTCTCATTCATAAGTAAGGAGGAAAAAGTTATGCAAGTAACTTTTAAAAAAGTTTCCCGCTTAAAAGACGTATACTTCCCTATTCCTAAAAGAGCTACTAAAGATAGCGCAGGATATGATTTATACGTTGCTCAAGATATTATAATACCATCCTTTTTCCAAAATTTTGAAATGAATTCTACTCAATATCTTTTAAATACAGATCATCCCCATACACTCGCAGAAGCGAAGAATAGTATTCCTTCGTCCTTGAAACCAACTCTGGTTTCCTTTGGCGTTAAGGTTTATCTTCCATCTGGATATTATTTAAAAATCGTACCTAGATCTTCTACTCCTTTAAAATATCTTTTGCTCTTGGCAAATGGCGAAGGCATTATCGATGCAGACTATGCTGATAACCCAAGTAACGAGGGAGAAATATTCGGTCAATTTATAAACTTCAGTCCTTATCCAATCTCTTTAAAAGCTGGAGATTGTATTGCTCAAGGTATTGTTCAAAAATACTATATAGATGATGAAGATTCGACCGATACTGAAAGATCTGGCGGTTTTGGTTCGACAAATGCCTAAGATTTTAGCATTAGATTAGAGTAGTCACATTTCTGGTTTCTCCATTTTTGAAAATGGAAAATTAGTAAAATTTGGAAAATTTGAGTTTAATGACAAAGATATGGGCGCACGGCTCTCAAAGATAGTTTAGAAAGTTAAAAGTCTAATTTCTGAAGAGAACATCGATGAGCTTATAATAGAAGATATTCAATTACAACGGACTGTAGGTGACAACGTCGCCACCTTTAAAATATTAGCCGAAGTAATTGGCGTTTTATATGAAATGGCATACGATATTCGTATTCCTATAAGCAGTGTGCTTGCATCTGTTTGGAAAAGTAAATTAAATATAAAAGGTAAAGACCGATCTGCTCAGAAAAAAGCAGCATAGGAATATGTACAAACCAATTTTGGTATTAAGGCTACGCAAGATGAATGCGACGCCATTTGTATAGGTACTTATGCTTGTAATGGGCAAGTTGAGATGCTCTCCTGGGAATAATCGCTTGGACAAAAGAAGAGAATTATTCTTTCTTAATTTTTATATATCTATGAAAATACGTACTAAAAAAGAAATGGCATTTTCAGACTATATCGAAAGCGAGGAATGAATAATTATGGAGTGGCTAGGCGAATTTATCGCTAAATATTGGGTAAATTGTCTACTCGGATTGATTTCTCTCGGCTTATCAATAACCGCTAAAAAATTCTATAATTTATGGAAACTGGCAAAAACCGAGAAAAAAAGAAAAGAATTTGAAGAATTTGAAAAGAAGTTAACTGAATAGCTTGATAAAATTAAAGAGAGTTCAGATAAATCAGATGAGAATATTCAGAATGAAATATCTGCTATCCAATAGGAAATTGATTTATTAAGAAAAGGTTTACTCTCTGTTCAAGGTAGACAATTCATAGAGTTTGGTCTTAAATTAAGAGATTAGACTGATATGATTTCAGATGACGATTATCGCAGATTCATTAAAGATCATTAGGCATATAATGGTTTAGGTGGAAACTGCTTTGGCGATAAAATTTTTGATTAGGTTACTGAAAAGTATAATAAACAAAAACTTGGAGAGTAAGGAAGGTATTCGAATATGAGATTAAAAGAAGTTTTTGAAATAGTAGTACAGTTTTTAGTACTTCCTATTTTGATATATTTCGTAAGAATGGCCGGCAATTATTTTATCCAGAAGATAAAAGAAAGTAAGGCTAAAACAGAAGATGAAAATAAGAAAAACTTATTAACATTTATTGATAATTTAATACATACCTGCGTAGCTGCTACAAATTAGACTTTTGTAGACGCTTTGAAGAAAGAAAATCTTTTCGACGCAGAAGCTTAGAAAGAAGCTCTTAATAAAACTTTGCAGATGATTCTTGAAAATCTTACAGAGGATGCTAAAGATTATATAGAAAGCATTACAGGAGATCTTGATGCTTACTTAATTCCAAGAATCGAAGGCGAAGTTAAAGAATAGAAATTCTTTACAAGTCTTTAAAATAATAAAAAGGCGAGAGTTAAAAAACTCTCGCCTTATTTTTTTTGCCTTTTTTAAGGTTTACTATTTACTTAAGCGTTATCAGGTTCATCTTCGATAGTCGCTGTCAATGTATTGCTCTGTGAATCATAATTATAATTCATATTATTTAATGTTACAGCACCTTCTGTATCATCATAGTTTATAGTAACAGATTCTGCAGCAGTTGTTGGGAATTGTCTCCAAGAAGGAGCAGCAGTTAATATTACTTGTGCTCTTGCAGTTGGGGTACCCTTAATAAGTTTTATAGTAACCCCATCGCCTTTTAAATCAAATCCATTTGTTATACTAGGAGTATAATTACCACTTTCAGAAGTGGATCCGGGATTAGTTTCTGGAAAATTATAAAATTGAATAACTGATTCTTGAAGGTTATCTTGATCAACTGTTAAAAGGCTAGTCCTATCTATTGATAAATTTTCTAAAGCTCTTAAAGAATTTAAAGATAGCTTTATAGTAGCATTTCCATCTTCGTCTGCAATAATTTCTCCTTTATTTTCATAAGGATCACTTGGTTCTATTACTATATTACTTAAATTCAAAGCGGTAATATCTCCTAAGAAAATAAAAGGCTATGTTGTATTATCAGTTTTCTAATAAACACCAGCTTTATAATCACCGTCTGACTAAATCAAAAAAACATGGCGCCCATATAGAATTGAATCTTTAGCATTATTCATGCTTGTATAACTATCAAAAATACCGTCAAACTACCAAGTAGATCTTGAAGGATTGCTTCCATATATACTCATTCTCCAGTACCTCCTTTTTCTTCGTCTAAGGATCCACTATAAAGAAGGTCTACTAAAATTGTCCCTGATTGACTTGGAACATAAATAGACCTTAAATAGGCTCCAGAAAATGAAGAAAAATCAGCTTCATAAACTCCGGTATATCCAATTGTTAAATTAGTTGTTTTATTACTATTAATGCCTATCTGCGTCCCAGGTAAACCCTATACACCGATATAAGAAATTTCTCCAATATCTGCGGCAGAAGACTCATCTTCTGTCACTTTAATATATAATTCTTGATTTTCTAATTTATATTGTGCTATTTTACGTGACATTCCTTTAACCTCCTTTAAAGTATTTCTTCAGAAGCTCTATTCGCCTCTACTGACATAGAGCCTTTTTGTCCATCTAATGAAATATTAATTTTTGAAATAATATATTCATTATCTATTTTAGATTCTTCATCTACTACTGAAATCCTAGTATTAGGCTATAAATAATAAATTGGAATCATATTCATATTAATTTTTTCTGCACAGAATGTATTTTCATATACCAAAGACTACATTTTTTCAAAAGCAGAAGTCTGTTGAGTACTAATCTAAAATAGATTAGCCAAAGATTCACTTAAATGAATTAATATGTAGTTTTTAGTTAAATTTATCATTTGTTCATCTGTATAATAAACAGTTTCTGGAACCGGAGTATAATATAATGATTTAACGCTAGATTCATTTACTACTTTTGGACGATCGCCAATAACAGGAATTGATATATTATCAAATTCCGTATCTTCACCAGTTAATTCAAAATAGAATTGTAACATCCATGGAGCTTCAATCAAATCTCTATTATATCCTTGAGTGCTTGTATCAGTTCCATTAGCGTCCGCATAGGTAATTCTATTTATTTCATCTGTAATACCAGCATACTCTAATCTATATAAAGTTCGCCAAAAACTTATCATATCAGTATAATAAATTTCATAACCTGTTTGACCATTTATACAAGTTAACGGATTATTTCTCTCTACTCTATCTAAGAAATCTTCTTCTTGATTTTGTCTATAAAAATCAACCGCCATTTGATAAATAAGTTCTCTATAATCCCAAGCTATCTAGCTACTTAATTCAGCCAGCTTTTGATCATACTCATTCGTGGCTGCAACCTTTTCTTTTATTCTTTCACTCTGATCTTCTTTTTGCTCTGCCGCATATAATTTTTCATATAAAATGCGGCCCGCTGCTTTTAACTAGTTCCTAGCTTCAGTATCATCATTAGGAACAGTCGTGTTATAAGTTTTTGACGCAGAATGTATAGTATAATCTTCTACATAATCCTTATCTGGATTTGGATATTCTAGTGTTGTATAAGTCTATGGTCTTTTATCTATCGCATATCTATATAAAATAGCAATATCTTTATCGCTTTCTGCTTTTCTTGTTCCCCATACACTATAATCATTTTTTAATTTCGTTAGCTATGGAGTATTTTGAGCAGAAATGATATATCTTAAATCATCGAAGAAATAAGCTATATAATCCTAATATGAACTAGGTTTTGCATATTCATCTATAAACCATGACCTATACAAAGGAGCATAAGCAGGCTTTTTCTAAAAAACGAAATTTCCATCAATATCATAAAAATATTCATATTGAGAACCGAGCATATTTACAATTTTATCTATTACAGAAGTAACAGAATCGCCAATATTGGTTGTCAAATCGCCAGCATACGTTAAAGGACAAAGCCTATATCCGGCACTCTAACCAGTCAGACATCTACCAATAGTATATATAGGAGCATCTTCGTTAAATACAGAACTATTAAACTATATTTCTGTAGGAGCCATTTCTACAATTCCCATTGTGTTATAAACTAACTTATCAGCTTCATCTGGACTAGCATCATTATCTAAAGTGCTTCCTTTTTTCCCATCTTTACTAACCCAGTAGACATTAGGATCGAAAGTAATCTATCTTACTTCATTTGCTTGATAAATTAAAAAAATGGGTTTATCCCCCATGTACTGTAATAATTCAAATCCAAAAGGATCCAAGTCATTTATCAATACATGTGCGGGAAGCTCTCTTCCGTATATAATTAAAAGATTCTTTAATATTTCTACAATAGGGACTTTTTCATAGGTTGTGACCTCAGCGGCTGTATCCACAACTTGCTCTGTCCCGAAGTCGGTGGATGCATTGATATTTCCTCCAACGTCGCCGTTCAGCAAGCACATCTTATCTTTTCCAGACAAACTTATCGTATGTGTATTTTTTTGACGAGAAATATTAAAACTAGTAAAAATAAAGATTCCTTGCTTAAACCAAATTATATCATCATAGCGTTTATCAAAATCATTTAAAACGCCTATCTCTAATTTAAATTTGGTATGTAATACCCAGTCTATTATCGTGTCTTCTGGACTGGTTACTATCATAGTCAATGAACAAGTTCTTCTCATAGATGAATTACCATCTATTGAGATAGAACCTGTCGTTATTTTTCCTTCAATTCGTTCAATGGAATTTTCATCCCAGTCTAAAGTTGTTATCCTTGCAAAAATATTTTTTATGGACTAACTATCTAATTTTAATAAAAATTCCTAATCAAGCAATGGATTCATATATTAATTCCTCCCATCACTATAATTAGTTGTTACAATCCTATAATAAAAGACAGCATTTAATCCATTACCTAAAATCATAGAGGACATTTTTGTAATGTTATTCATTTCATAAACATCTCTACTAGTCATGTCAATTTCTACTTCTTTATTATTATCGGCAAATTTTATTTTTGCTTTATAATTATAATTTGTAACATCTAAATTATATTTTCTAAATATCTATAATTTAGCAATATATCTTATATCTTGATTTCCTGTATTGGTCAATTGATTTAAGACATTCTCATTTGTTGATCCAGACACTTGCTTAATATAAAGAGCTGGATCTCTCACGACTTCGCTTATTAAATAGAAATCTATATTAGATATTCCAGTAGCAACTAAGTTAAGAGTACCCATTAATGGTTGTTCATTTAAATCATTATCAATAATAAATTCTTTTACATCGAACTATCCTGGCTCTAAAACAAAGTTTCCAGTGAAACCTATATAATAATCTTTAAGTTCAGATTCATCATTGATTCTTATTTTAAGATGTGTCATAGGTCTTGCGCCAGTAATATAAATTCCAATATTCGTTAAAGTGGTCTAATTATTCAGTGGAATAATTATATTTTCTCCGCTTGGTAATTTACTCAAATCATAATATTGTGAATATGTTTCAACTGACTATCCATTAATTGCTTCATTTTGATAGTTTATAATACCGTAATTTCTTAAATTTTCATCAGTCAAATCTGCTATTTCATAAGCGGTAGATGAAAATTTATGCAACATTCTTCCCAATTTCTCTTCTGGAGAAAGACTTACATTGATTAACTAAACTAAATAGTTACCTTCAGTTATTGATCTAAACAATTTTGGTTTACCATTTGTTAACCACTCTAAAACCTCTAATTTAAATACTTTTTCAGCATAGTAAATATCTTTATTTTTTACTAAATATTCATCACTATTTGTTGAAATTCTAGCCTTTTCTTCATCTTTCTTTTTCCAGTAGAAGAGATTATCAGGATCAAGGCTTTCCGCCAGTAAACCACCTATTGGAAATTCTTTATATCTTACAATACCATTTCTATAAATAAATGGATATTTTCTACCAATCGTTTCAATTTTCTATTCAAGAATATCATTCTTAAATGAACTCATTTCTGGATTGTATTTAATAGCTAACTGGCGCTGCCCGTCATAAAGGTACATATAATCGAATTTTGGAATTATTATATTAGAATAAATCTTAACTGAATATACACCATTAGAGTTAAACTAACATAATGAATATACATAAGATTCGCCATTCGCCACAGTAAGGTCGCGCCAAATAATATCTTGAGTAACATTTTGAGATGTTAAATTAAAGCCATAAACAGATTCCCATGGATATATATCATCAAGCTATGATCTCGTGGTACCCTATTCTATCTTTGCTCTTTTAACAAGATATGAGCCATTTCTTATGCTCATGGCGGATTCATCAAAATGTATCTTTAAAATGACGGCGCCGTTTTCTCTATCCTAGGTCGCTTTGAGATTAACCAAACCTTCCTAGAATATTTTACAACTGGCTTTCGGCAATCCCATAATTTCATGCTCTAAAGTGCCTTCTAAGTTATCTATTGTTCTATATGTATAAACAAGATTAAACAAATCATCTTCATTTAAATCTTCAGAAATTTGAAACTAATCAACACTTCTTAATTTTACCTTGGTTTGTCCATCTTCTTCATACTCTTCAAGAGCATCTTTTTCTCTTTTGTGTAAGAGAAAACCTGTATCTTCAACGACCTATCCAGTTTTTTGTCTAGAAAGCGTGAATCGATATTCAAGAATCTTTTCATCTTTGTCTTTATTTTCATAAGTGACAATAAGATGATTGTTTTTTTCTTCTGTCGCAAAAGAAGGTTTATTTGTATATCTAATAACTGCTACTGAAGAATAATATCCTTCAGCATTAGTTTTTGCTTCTATATAAGCAATCTAAATTTTATAATCAGTTCCCGGCTCTATCTTCTTCCCTGTTAAATCGAAAGTTGTTGTATTACTTTCTGCTTCAGCGACGACATTACCAGACGCGACGTGTTTTATTTTTATTTTATATCCGCCTATCTCTGATTTGGAAACAGTTTTATTATCTATGATTGGTATAGTCAATGCGGAGGCATCATAAAATGCCGCCAAAGGCGTATCAATTGTTGGTGGGTATAATTTACTCATTTTTTAAATACCTCCTTTCACTCCTATAATAATAATTCTCTTAAAGCAGCTTTCTGCTCTGGAGTTAATCCTTTAATTGCAGTATATAAATTATATATATTCTAATTTTCACTATCTTCAGGAAATAGTGCATTTAAATCTTCATTTGTATATTGAGATACTGATATTGGCGTTGTTCTAGCAAATTTATCTCTTCCCTTAAAGAAAAAGAAAATTTCTGAAAATAGAGCATCTTGAGAGCCAACCCTAGAATAACATAAGGTATCAACTCGCACACCCTTTTCTTCATCTATATATGGCACCCAGTCAGTTTTAAATTTATATTTCTTATTATACAGCGATCCATCTTTAACTTCTTCAAAGGCATTTTTAAAAAGTACATCGGTATAAGATAATCCTAAAAAACTATAAGAGCCATATGATGCAGGCCTATAATCAAATCCAAAAGCTAAACTCAAAGGATTATCAGATTCTGGAATTAAGGTATTATCATTCGCCTATGCATAGGTTGGACCATTGATTCCTATAATAGTATCATCTTTTATTGTTGGAATAGATAAATAGCTAACTAATGTCTATGAATCATATCCGGGAATACTAAAATCTGTTGTGCATTTAATACCAAAACCTCTTCTAATATCAAATGATTCCCTATTAATTTTTATTCTCGCTTTAAAAGCTTCAACATATTCATCCCAGCTATAAGATTCAACACTCACACCAGCGACTCTTGTATTTATAGTTCCATCTGTGTTAACTCCAAAAACTTGCCACTATGCGCCAAACTAACTAGTTTCTTTTAAAACATAAGAGAAATTTGTTCTACTCTATTCTCCAATTAGTCTAGCAAAAACGTCAAATTTAAATTCATTAACTGCGGGGTCAACTTGTGCACATGCAGAACCACGTTTCAGCACATCAATAACACTAATTTCTGTTTTATCATCTAATCCAGTAGAAATCTCAAATCTACAATATCCATTTAAATATTCTGGATACCCAAAATTAAACTCGACTGTTTTATCATAAATTAAACCATTGTACAAAACTCTACAACTAATTTTATTATTTAAGCCACTTACATATTTTTCTTTAATTCTGTAAGGTAACATTGGCGAATCCGCTGTTGATTCATCAAAAGATGGAAATACTAACATAGTATTCTCCAAGTCTTCTGGGATAGTCCAGATGAAGTGAGCATTGTCAGTTTCTACTCTTCCATCTACTAATGCAACAACTCGTCTATCTATATCTTTTTCTGCGGGATTCCTTAAAACACTGCTACTGTTATATAAATAATGATTATTAGTATCAGTGACCCAGGTCTCGCCATCGGTATCAAGTTTCTAGAATTTAAAGCTAATCAATACGTCTTCTGGAAATTCCTCTCCTCCGCTTTGCGACCCCTCGGCGCCAGACTTAAATTTAATTACTGGCACATCATAGCTCGTAGTTCCCACCTAAAAGAGAACTCTTACATATGTATTCGGTAAACCTACATTCATGGGTATCTTCGCCATATATTGATTATTATAAGCAGAGACTGAACTCCAATTAGAAACTTCTGTCAAACTAGCTTTATCATTAATTATCGTATTACTTTTTTGCCAATAAATTGTGACTTTCTCTTCTGGACTTGGTGTATACATATAAAATCTATTATCATCTTTATTATACTTTGCCCAGATTAATTTTGTTACTCTAGTAGTATCTTTTCCACTTTCATATAAATTAGATCCTACAGAATAGATTCTTACTAAATCTCTAGAATAAGAGTCTATTTTATATCCATTAACAAATTTAAGATTTTTGAAAATAATTTTCCAATCTTTATGCGTTAAACCTGAGTATCCTTCTTCATAATTCCAGAACCCTGTCGCCACAATGGCTTGTATACACTTATCATTTAAATTATTATATAAATGCTATTGTTCATATGGTAAAATGAAATATTGCATATTACCATCCATTGTATATTTTGCATCATATACTATAATTTCTTGAGATCTATCTGTATAAGTTATATAATATTTAATTCCATAGTTCATCTATTCCATTGGCGGCATATCTCCGATTGTCTAAACGACAAAGGAAAAGCCATAAGTATCAAAGAAAGAACTACATTTCTATCCAGTATTATCCATCCAATAGCCAAGAATTAATTCATTATCGTCTTTCGCAAAAGGATATTCTAAACTATCTCTATCAACGGGGCCGCCATGCGTAAAGTCCAAGACTCCACCCGCAGGATTTGGCGGATTGCCATTATCGAGAATAAAATTATTATTATCACTATCTTCTTGATCTATTGAAATCATATCATATAATCTTTCAAAAGGTTTTCTATATGTAAAATATTCATCTAGTTGAGAATTGGCGACGCGCCCTAAAATGATTTTATCATTATTAAAATCGCCCTGTGGGATTAAAACATATACCTAATCACCTTTGCCATAATAGGTTGTGAAATCTTCGTCTCTAATCTTTGCTGTAAATTGCATAGAATCATTTGATACAAGATATTTGCCTTCACTCTTTTTTGAAATATCTTTAATTTTCATTATATATGTCTAATCATATTTGACTGATGAAATTTTACCATCTACAATAGTTTCTACTGCTTGTAAAAATTGCTAAGTAATCTGCTCTGTAGTCATAGTTTTAGGCGCCTCCTTCTTCTCAAAATTATTTCTATAATTATTTAAAAAAAGATTATATAAAATTACTCTATTTAGGCCAAAAAGAAAAAAGGGAAGACTTTCATCTTCCCTTTTTTATCATTTTGCCATAATATATTGACTTGCTCTATTGACCAAATCATTAAAGGCTAATTCTATTTCGTTGTGGTCTTGTACATTAGGAAATTCTGCATGAATTGTAACTTGTTGTTGCATTGTACCAGGAGTAAGTCCTTGACCAAATGTAAAGCCTTCGAGAAGACTATCCATTTGACGAACCATTCCAACAGCAGAGAGGATATTCTAGGTATCTTCAGCATTAAGAACGAGTTCTTTTTGATGAAGGAATGCGAGACGACCATCGTTAGACCATTCGCCAGTATATCCGCCAGTATCATAACTATCATAATATTGAATATCAGATTTATCCATTTGTTTAATATATAATCCATGTTGATTAGCTATTTTTTCAATTTTTGCTACATCTGTAGATCTATTTCCTAAAAGCCAATCTATAATTGCTTCTGTTGTAATATACTAACGACGATCATTCTCTTCAAGAGCAGCTATTTTTTCTTCTCTTTGAGCCGCTAACTGATTAAATTCATTTAGCAACTTTTGATATTTTTCATAATCCTACTGCCCTTTTCCATACCTTCCATTGCTTTCTAATTCTCTAATCTCTAAGGCTTTTGCCGCCATCAATCTTGAGATATCATCGGAAAACGAAGAAGAATTATTTCCACCACCAGCGCCATTCTAATCATTAATGTCTTTTGCGGTCATTTCAGCTAATTTTTTCATTTCTTCGATTACGCCTTTTATGCTATCTCTCCAGTCTGTATAAGCACTAACTTGCTTTAAAACAGCTCCTAATTGAGTATCTAAAGCTGTAATTAAGCCGCCCTATGATAAAATCTAATCTGTTAATTCTTGGCTTGCAGTTGTCAAGAGTTTAACTTTACCTTCTGTTTCTTCTGCGGTTCTTCCGACTTCTTCATTGGCATATGTTAAATCTCGTCTATATTTATCCCATTCTTCTCTAACTTCGCCAACATATTTATCCATGGCATTTTTCCATTTCTCAGTATGTCCTTCTATTGTAGTATGAGTAGTCCAGGAGTCAAGAATAACATTTTCATCTGTCTCATGAAGAGCAATCTAATATAATTCAGCATAATTCTATAATCTTTGATAATAATACTATGTAGCCTCATCTTGGCGATTTCGATATTCTTCTTCTGATTCTATGGTTCCATTCTAATAATCTTCTTCGATCTAAACCATAGTATCAAACCATTCTTTTGCAGTCTATACTCGTTTATTAGTATAATTATCAGCATTTTCAAGACCTATATTATAAAGTCTATTTTGAGCATCTTCATACTTCTAAACAGCATCAGAAACTTCATCTGCCTCTGCGGTATATACATATCCATATCCGCCTTCTGAGTCTCTCTATAACCGAACTTTATTTTTATTATTTCTTGCATCTTCAACAGCCATTTCCGCAAGTAATAATTCATATCTAGCTCTCTAAATTTCTAACTCTAAATTACTAAATTTATTTCTATCTTTTAAAGCATTTGTTTCATTAATAAACTGCCCAAGTCTTTGCTTTGATACGCTATTTATTTGATCATCCATTTGCTTTTGCGCTTCTCTTGCTAACTTGTTTAATTCATAAATCTAATTCGTTCTAGTTAAATATTCATCATCTGCTGTTTTTAATCTTTCAATTTGAGTAATTAAAGTATCAAAATTAGTGCCATCAGTTAACTCATTCTCAAGCGTTTGTTGTAATTTATGTATAGTATTCTAAAAATTATCAACAATTGCCTATGTCCAAGCCTCCATTTTTGAAAGCATATCAGAATATGCTTGATCCATAGCGGCTGCGGCATCCTGCCAAGTCTAATTAGCTATTTCAAAAGATTTGCTTGTCTTATCGCCAGAATATTGCTCTAACAGTTGTCTAGCATTTTCCTCTTGTTTTTTAAGCATTTCATAATTAGCTACTGCAACATCATATTCATTTTTAGTCGTTTTAACTAATCCTTCATATACTTTTCCAAGAGATGCATAATCTGTCTATCTATTTATCATCTGCATAACAGATAAGTAATGATTCAATGTAGCTGTTGCTCTGGCAATACCAGCCGTGTGAGCGGATAATTCTGCACTAGCAGCTTGTAAAGTTTGACCATAGTAAGATTTTACTTGTTGGTCTAACTATTCAATAGAATTAAGATTTTCCATAATTCCATCAAATACTTGCTGTAACCCTTGAACATAATCTGTTTGAGAAATTTTAGTATCTTTATAAGCCTATTTTAAACTACCTAAATGATCTTTATATGCTTCTAAGTTTTCAATATACTACTCGCCCTATTGTCCAAATAATGCAGCGGCTTCGCCCATGGTATAGAAGTTAGAAGAAAGCGTTGAAAAATCATAAGCAATTAAAGTTAGCTCATTTTTAGTTTTTGTTAATTGAGCATTAAGTTTTTCGACAAGCTTTTCATAGTTTTTAGCTTGTTCTTGTGCCTCATATCCCCAGATGGTAGACTGATTATCAGCCATCTTCTGGATAAGCTCATTTGCTTCTTTAATTTTCTTTAAATATTCTTCAATTAAAGCGTTTATCTCTTCTGAAGATTCAGTTTGTCCATACAACGCTTCAAACTAATCTCTTAAAACCTTATAAACTTCTTCTTCTTTCATCAATCTATTATTTGCTAGATTGGTTAAATCTATTTTTAAGTCATATGATTTATTAAGACCAGTTAACTCTTCAATTATATTATTAATAGAGCGTTTATTTATTTCATCTTGGGCCCTAAGTTCTTCTGTTTGCTTATGTAAATAATCTATCGTCTTATCAAGATAAGCTATTTTTTGAGGTCCAGTAGACTGTGAAGCTAACTATTCTTGACGTTGCATTTCACGATTAATATTTTTCATGCGATTTTCTTCGTCTGCTAATTGAGCATTGAATAATCGCTATTCTGTATTATATCGATCTAATACTTTATCAAATCTTTGCCATTTCTCTAACTCTTGTCTAGCTTCTTTTAAGGCTTTTGTCGTCTCTTTCTGCTAATTCGCTGCGGCTTCCCAGCTATCTGTATAATAATCAACTTCTTCTTTAAGTTTTTCAACTGCATCAGCAGATTCTTTTGTGGCACCTGCGAAATTACTATTCATTAAATCGATATAGCTTCTTTCGAACTCTTCTTTATTAAATTTATCGCCATCAAATAAAGCAGCAAGACCGCCACCTAAAGCATTATTAAGTTCATTATATGCCTTTATAGCATTTTCTTTATCGGATTTTAAATATTCCTCGCTATCTTGTTTCAACTATTCATATAAACCAATTCGCTTTTCAAGGATATCTTCATATTTTGTCTCATCTTCTGGAAGATTGAGAGAGATATCAAGATTTAATTTTTTACGAAGGTCATCTGCTTCATCATTAAGATCTTCTATCTCTTTTTTAAGACTCTAAAACCGAAGACCCGTGTCCTATTTTTTTGATTCATACATTACTGGGGTTGAAGTATTTGGATTAGTATCTCCAGTGTATGGATTAAAATTAAGTCCACCACTTTTAAGAGGCTTTATTTTATATCCTTTTATTACAGATTTTAATTTTTTGGTTCTTGCCATGGCATTATCATCTGTAATATCTTCAATAAAACTAGCCGTATCTATACTTGGAAGTGATCCATAAATAGGTTCTAACTAAAAACCAAGACCAGCTAACTATGCATTAGCTTTTTCCATTTCTTGTCTAGTTTTTCCGATATCTTTTGCCCAATCCTATAGTAAAGATCCATCATCTATTTTACTTTGAATAAATAAATCCCAAGTTAAAGTATTGTCTTTTTTTAGAGCTTCTTCAAATTCTGTATATAAACTATCGGCTTTATCATAAAAATCACTATCTATAGATGAATTAATATATAATCGAATTTCATTACGTCTAAAAAATTCTTGAATCCATGACCATGCTTCGTTTGCTTCTTCTTCGTTATCTGAAAACAAATTTTTTAACATAGTAGCGCCTATCTCGTCTCCAATCAAGGCAAAAGCGTCAGAGGAAGAAACATTAAAGATATCCATGATTTGAGAACTTAAATCTAAATACTATTGGCTACCTTCTAGGCTTCCAGACTCTATGTAAGAATCTAGTGCTTCTTTTAAATTAGTTCCTTTATGCTTAAATTCTAACCATATATATAATTTAGTATCATCTAAATCATCTTGAATTTCTGACAATTTTTTCTTATAATAGTCCCATTCTGCTTCACTTGATCCGATAGCTTCAAGGCCTTCTTTTAAATATTTATTAAATTGTTGTTGATAAATATTACGCTCTTTTAATTTATTTGAGTAGCTAATATTTGCATTATTTATTTTTTGATGTAAAGACATCGTTTCTTTTAATGTACTAACTGAACCATAAGCCTATAATAAATCTTTTTCAGAAACGTTTTCATTAAATTCTAATGCGCTAGCCAATAAATTCTAAGCATACAAAGATGCTTCTTGTATTTTTGTAGGATCTATCTTCCTAATAATTTCTCCAGTTTCTTGATCTAACTCTGCAACAGTATATTTTAATAAATCAAAATTTTGTAAAAAAGTATCATCAACAATTTCTCCAGATAAGAATTTCTATAAATTACCAGCGTTTTCATAGTAATTTTTTCCTTCTTCTCCTGCAAAAGATTTGGCTATTGATAATCCGACAGTCTAACTTTCTTCAAGAATCCTCTAAAAGACAGGACTTAATTTTTCAGGAATTGTTCCTAATAGATTTGCGGCTATCTTAAAATTATCTGAAACACTTATAGTAGTATCTTCAATCATCTAAGATAATGCTTTTAATTCATCTTCGCCTAATTGCCATAAATCTCCTCTTAAGTCTTCATTCTATTTATTAAAATTATATAAAATACTTCTTTCATTTATGGATAAATTATCAGTATGTTTAGACGTATATAGATCTAATCCAGATTTGTCTGTTTCAAAACCCAAGTCTTTAGCAAAATCTAATAATTCTTGTTCAGTAAGATTCCGCCAGTCTCCCGACTCTAAAACTTTATTCTGTAAATTATGAACATATTGTGTATCAGCATCATCTATAGATTTTAATGCACTACTATAAGCTTTTGCAATATCTTGATCAAATGAAGACAATAGATCTATATATTCAGTAAGTTGTAAAACGCCTTCTTTAGTTTCTTTTGTAGAACTATTGCTAATTTTATAAGTAACTTCTCCATTAGTAGCTGTTTCAAACACAACATTATCATTATCTTTTAAAATTTTTCTAGATTTTAATAAATCTATTAGCTAATCTTTACCTTCTTCTGTTGTTGATTTATTTTTTGCCTCTTGACTAGCTTTATCAAAAGCTTGCTTATAAGCAAAAGATACTTCTGATGCATCAAAAATGCCATTAGAGGTACCTTTTAAATATGTATCATAAACAGATTCTATATTATTATAATTTAAATAGTCTGATAAAAAACGATCAGTAATATTATTATAAGCATTTACATAATCATAAGAATAATCAGTATTTCCTGACACCAATGCTTCAGTAAGAACATCAACTATCGAAGTATTTCTACCTTCTTCAGTAAAAATATTTTTTAAATAATTATTAACAGCTGCTTGAACATCAGGCCCACCATAATAATCATCTGGAAGAAAACGATAATTAGATTGTTTTGCTCTTTCGACCCAAGTACTAGTATCATTTAAATTTGGAATAGACTATTGTAACAAATCATAAGCATTTTGCTTTATTTTTCCGTTTTTGTCAAATATCTCTGTCTCAAAATCAAGAATTCGGTTAGTATGACCCTAAATATAAGTAGAAAGTGCACTTGCTACTGTTCTAACTACTTGTCCAGATGAAAAACTATCTATATTAGATACAACTACATCTTCTACTGATCCAAGATTCTTTTTTCTCTATTCTTTTTCTAATAAATCTAACTAAATATTAGCCTGCTATCTTTGTTTTTGAGCCTATATATAAAATTTTTTATCATACTATTCAGCCAAAGATCTCCCTAAATCTGTTAATAATCCATTACTATCAAAAATCTCAGAATAAGTATAACCTAAATCTGTATAATATTTTCGAATATAATCTAAGCCAGCTGATTCCTCTATCATCTGATTCTATAATTTTAATAATTCAGATAGAGTTTCTTTATATTCAGAAGATGAAGAAGATAAATTTTTAAATTTTTCAATTAATTTATCATATTCAGATGCTGTTTGAGCAAATGCTAAAGATTTTTCTTGCAAAGCTGCAAAATTTTCATTTGCCTCTTTTGCTTCTTCATTGAGTTTTTTTAACTGATAATCTATGCTAAGTTCTTTTTGTTTTTTATTATAATCATTAACAGCAGAAACAACAAATGTAATAACTCCTATTAAAGCAGTTAAACCAGCTATTGCCAATCCAACATGTCCCATAGCCGCTTTCGTAGCAGCTCCAAAAGCTGTCACACCTGGCGCAGCTGCTGTGCCTGCAGCCCCCGCTGCTGTCATAGATCCAGTAAACATAGTAATCATTGAAGTAGCTGTCATTGCTAGTGATCCAATGGAGCCTAAAATAGCGCCCATTTTATCCCCGAAAGACATATCTTCATCATTAATAGCAGAGATAAGACTCTTAATAGCATTATATGCCTGAGTTATTGATGCTAATGCTCTAGCTGTATTAGCTATCTGTTGACCTAATTGTTTATAAGAATTTAATGAAGAAGATAACATTTTTTTATGTGCTTCTTCGTTGGCTTTTCTGCTTCCATGTAATTTATTAGTTAAATTAATCTAATCTCTCAAATTGAGATTAATATTTTTAACGCCTTCTGCTAATCTATCAACGCTTTCATCATCATCTGTAAGATCTCGTAAGGCAATTTCAGCGCCATGTGCTAAATCGTCTGTCTAATCTAAAGCAGTATTAAAACGCTCAATTGCTGTTTTAAATTCATCTGTCGTCGTAGCTGAAAAAATACCCTATATAGCCTATTTTGCCTATTCACTTATCCCTTCAAGATCCTCCCCTAAAAGCATTTTTACAGAGGCTTTCATTGTATCAAGGCTAGACTAAAATTCATTTGTTTTTAATAATTTATCATAGTCAACGTCAGAGTTAAAAGCTTCCTAAAGGCCAGTCTTTATTGAATTTAATACAGTATTTGATTTATAATTTTCAGTATAAGAATCTACTAATTTTCCAATTTTTTCTTTTGCTTGCGTATCATCAACCTTTAATTCAAAAAAGTTGTCTTTATTAATCTCAGCTGTAATATTTTGAAAAATTTTTATAATTTCATCTTTAGAGTCCTAAGCTTTTGCAGGATCAATTGCTAATATTCTATTAAATTCTGTTTTTATATTAGCTACTGCTTCAGAGCCAAATATCGCTTCTATTTCTTTTAAGCCATTCGCGAAAGATGTTTTCATTTGATTGAAATCAATCATATCTGAAAAATTTTCTCGCTTAGAAAAACTATCTGCCATATCAAGCAAAGAGTATCTTGCATAGAATGCTCCATCCTCAACTCCTGCCCCAGATCCATCTCTCTCCAATCTTGTTTTTGATAATTCAACAACTGCGGTAAGAGCTTCTTTCTAAGAAGATAATTTTACTTTTTCATCGGCTAATGTTTCAGCATATTCTAATTCATATTTTAATCTATCCTATTGTGCAGCTGATAATTCTTTATTCTATGCAGCTAATTGACGTTTTAATTCTAACTATTCTTCTAGAACCTCTTTTGGTCTATTAATAGCTGCTTTGTCAGAATCATCTGGTAAAAAGCCGGCGTCAAATAATCGTTCATCCTATTTTTGAGCATAGGCATTAATAATTTCATTTCTCTAATTTGCCTAATATTCACGACCTTGTTTGGTCCTAAGCCACATATTCTATAAGCCTTCACCCAGTCTTGTGGCTATAACATCATTTTTAATAGTTAAAACTAAATTTGCGACCGTTGCAAGAATACCAGGTAGTCCACCTACTCCTTTAATTATATTACCGAGTACCTTTAAAATTTCATTAAGTCCATTTGTTAATTCAATGAAAGAGTCATCATTTAATAACATCATATAAATAGACTATAAAGTATCTTTTACTCTTTTAGAAGCACCTTCCCAGCTTTCTGCATAAATCTCTTGCTGTTCCTGCAATTCACCTTCTGAACCCAAAGAAACATCAACATTCATTTCTACTTTATCCCAATTTTCCATCAATGCCATAAACTGAGAATATTGACGAACACCAGCAACGGTATTAGCCAAAGCAGATTTCTATGCAGAATCGAGTTCCTACCATTTTGCACCAATATCTTTTAATATATCATCTAACTTCCGCATTTCTCCATTGGTGCCCATAATACTTACACCGATAGACTCCACAGCAGAAGTGTATTTTGTTAATCCAACGCCATCTTCAAGCGTTTCGCCAAGTTTTAAACTTTCTAGTCTTGCAAATATAGTCTTAAATGCAGTACCAACAACATCTGCGGACGCCCTAGTCTCAGCTGAAACCGTAGCCAAAGCAGAAGCCGCATATTCATAAGACAAACCAACAGCCTAAGCAATAGGAGCGAATTTTTCAAGACCTGTTGCAATTTCTCTTGAACTGGATGCTGTTGTAGCACCTAATTTAGCCATAACATCTGCATAATATTCAAGATTCTTTGAACCGTCATCAAAGTTATTCCAGATGGCCGTTAAATCATTAGAAATAGTTTTAACAGATTCGCCAGTTACATTTGCCATCTTTAATGTAACATTCGTTCTTTCGATAGCTTCCTCTTCACTTAAACCCTACTGGAAGTAAATTAAAGAAGCATCTGTATAGGCGGTTGTTGTAGATGACAATGCCTAAGCTGCCTCATTTGCTTTAAGAGCAAAGCTTGCCATATCATCTGTACTCATTTTTGTAACTATTCTAATCTCATTTAAAGATCTGTTTAAGTCTTGAGTAAATTGATAAGCATCTCTTATTCCTTGAGTAAATAAAGAAAGAGCTTTTGTAGAAAATTGATATAAAGCAACTCTACCAAGAGAGTCAATAAATTTATTTAATATAGGATGAGCACGTTTTAACTATATCTCTGAATTTAAAACAGCATGAGCCAATTGCTAAAAAGCCTAATCCCCAGCAGGGCCAAGACGATTTAATGATGCAACGTAATCTTTAATTTCATATCCAGAATTCTACATGCCTTTAGTAAATTCTGTAAAATTTAAAGTTCCTGTTTTTACATTAAAAGCTTGCTCTAAATTACTACGCAAATTTCCAACAACTCTATTTGCTTCTTGCAATTCAGACTATAAAACACGACTTAATCCTTTTCCAAAATTAGCTTCAGATAAACTATTTTTTAAAGTCTCAGATAACTGACCAAAAGATTTTATAGCTTCTTTAGTATTAACTGCAAGATTATAATTAATACCAACTTCATATTGCTATTTATTAAATGTAGGCATAATTAAAAACTCCTTTCTCTCAAAAAGTTTTAAAATTAATAAAAAAACGGGACAACACAAAAAAGAGTGTCGTCCCGTGAAATCTTCTCTTTATTAATTTTAAAAAATTAATATATAAAATTAACCTAATTTGTCAACTGCCGCCTTAACCAAATCTAAACCCTCTGGCGCCGACTTTAATTTACCTACAAGATCAGTTATCTTATCTTCAAGACCTTCTGTATCTTGTAAGCTACTAAGAATTGCATAGGCTGAATTACGATATTTATAAATATTATCTATTGTATCATAAATACTTTTACGTAATAGTTCTAATTCGCCTTCACGAATACCGCTAATAACTGCATTAAGCAATCCAGAAGAGGTAATAATGTCATATATTGTGGCGACTGGCGTTCCGTCTGCAATATCAATATCTGTATAGAAATGAATTATATCAAGAGCGATATATAATTCAACCGCAAGTGGCGTGTAATATCCATTATCATCAAGTGATCTAGTTAAAACATCTTGTAAAAATTCAAGTTGTTTTTCATATGGTAAACTTCGTGTCATCTTAACATTTGTAAATAAAGAAACATTACAGGTTTTTTCAAATGTAGGGATCGTAAATTCAGATATTTTCATAATAAAAATCTCCTTTTCCTCGTATATAAATATTATAACATTTATTTTTTTGAATGTCAAAAATTTATTTATTATTTTTTAAATCCTTTATTTATTAAATGGTTCTCCGTTAAATCTGTTGCAACATTCTATATTGCTTCATCATTAACTCGATACTTTTTTTCCAATGATCCAACCATTTCTGATAAAAGATTAATATTATTTAATAACGATAAAATATCTGTTAATGTAGTCTAAGCTAATTCAAAATTTTCTTTTCTAATACTTAATTTATAGCCACCTTTACCAATGGTTGCATACTATTTAACTTGTGCATAAGTAGTATCAGGGCCGAAAGTCCCAGGCCATGCTCCAGTTGACATGGATAAATGTCTAACCCATCCCTTAAACCCATCTTTCTCTTTATCATCAGGATAGTCTATAGAATTAAACTATTCAGGAATTGGATTAGGATATCCTGTTGGACCAAAATGATGACATTCTTCTAAATGTCTTTCAAAAGATTCTGCAATATGTCCAAAAGAAAGACCTGAACCTGCTCCTCCTAAAATACTTTCATTATCATTTTTCTAAGCTATTCTTAAAAATTCCTATAAATCATTGCTTAAATTAGGTGCAGTAAGAAAATATTCAACCAATCCAAAGAAACCCCTATCATCTTTCTCATCATGCCACCAATCCCAAAAATCTCTTCTTTCAAGCTATTCTCCTTCATATCCTTTTAATAAATAATATAATCTTCTTCCTGTTAAAGTAGTTCCAAAATAATGCTATTTTGTAAAATTTCTATAATTTAACCAGTGTTTATTAACACTTTTATCAAAATCTTTTTCTCTTTTTAATTCTTTATAATCGCGTAATGATCTAGAAATTATTAAGCGCAATTCACCATTATATTCTTCTAATTGAAATATATTAGTATTTTTTCTCTCGGCTATACTATCATTAATAGTACCCTAAGAAATAACTATTCTTTTTCCTCCTAAATAAAAAGCAAAAATTTCTTCAATCGCAGTTTTTTGTATGTCATCTTTGCTTTTTCTATTATTTAAATTTTTAATTAATTTAAATATATAATCCATAGTAGAAGCCAATTTTAAATAACATTGAGCCAATTCTAAACCTGCAAGATCACTATTATTTTCTTTATTAAAATATTTTAATGCCTTATTAATAATTTCATTAGCTATTTTAATCTAATGAATTATTTCTTCTATTTTACCTTTTTTTAAATCAGAAGACGTCTAAGAAAAAATTTCTTTATACAATGGATTTGAACTATTTTGAATTTCTTCTAAACTATTTTTAATTATTGCTTGAAGATCATCTGAAATTATATCTTGCGTTTTTATCTGAATTTCATTTAATGAATCATCATTCTATACCGCCATCTCTTCCTTCTTCTCCTTTCTTACAAAATAAAAAAAAGGAAGAGATTAAAATAATCTCTTCCTTTCTTTTTAACTTTTAATCAGTTATCAGTTACCTGCGCCAGCGCCACCGCTAAGTTCAACACCAGCATCAGTCTCATGTCTTACTACCATCTTCTTATCTGTAGCAGCACCAGCAATCTGAATTTCAGCAAGAACTTTCTTTGTTGGATTAAATCTTGTATATCCAGGGAAAGCATCAAGCGTAAATGTAAAGGTTGAAGGGTCGCCAGTTCCAGCCATTGCAAATGTAAAGTTGGATTGAACACGGCAGTTAGGAATTATAAATTCTGCAGGGTGGTCAATACCATCCTGGTCTCTCCAAAGAGTAGAAGCTTCAAGATAGAATGATCCACCAAACTTATCAGGCTCAATATCTATAATCAGCCAACCAGAACTGTGAGAAACATAATAGTCAACGATAACATGAGCGCCTTCTCCAAGATATTTTGTAATATCTGCAGCCTTAGCTGTATAAGCGGCTGTAAGTACAGGGGTTTCTGCTTCAGGATCATCACCTGCATAATCCGGTCTGTAATACGGTGCTGTTCTTAACACAATAGTCTTAGACTAAGCTGCTTTAGGAACATAAAGGAAAGGCTCAGAAATCGGGTTACCATTTTGGTCAGCTGCCATAACATAAATTACGTTATCATCTTTAGATGCTATTCCAGCATAAGGAACCTGGGATAAATCTATTTCGTTATTTGCTTTTACTACTGCTGATTCAATAACGTGCTGTATAGCGGGATTATCTGTAGAAGCATTAAGCAGACCAGCACCTGCAAGAATTGCTAATCCTTCTGGAGAAATCAGAGCATCTTCCATTGTGAAGGTCATGGTACGTTCACCATCCCAAGACATTAAACGAGGGTTACCACGTCCGCCCTGAGCATATACAGTAGTAGCTGCGCCTTCGAGAGAAGAAGTCTTAAGTGTATCGAAATAGCATACAGGTTCATCCCTGTAGAATAACTTATCACCAATAAGTTGTTCATCGGCTTTCGCACGCATTACGACGTCGCAACATTCACGAATACCATATTTCATGTATATATCCTCCTTAGAAAATATTTATCATATTTAAATTTATATAAACTATATATAATATAGATTATTTTTCATATAAGTTTTTCATCCAATCATCAACTGGTTTTGTACCAGTAGCACCCGCCATTTTAGCCCTAACATCAAGATCCCAACCAACATATAATCCAAATCGTTCCATTGAATCATATATCTAAAATAAGGTATATTTTTTAAATTCAGAAATAGGAATGTGTAATCCAACAGAGAGAATAGATACAAATCTGCCTATGGCAGAACCTTTTTCCTTCGCTTTAAGCTAAGCAATCTTTTGGCGTCCTTTGTAAATTTTCTATGCAATCTCTTCTGCTCTTTTATTAGCAGGATTATAAATTTCTTCTTTATCCTTTTTTCCAATATTAAAAATAAAATTCATTGCCTCTTGAAAGGCATCAAAATTCTTTTCATCTAAAACTCGAGATCCATCCTCTTGACTAAACATAATTGATCTTGGAGTAAAAAAAATCTTATATTTTGGGAAAAGTAACATTAAAAAACTAATTATATCAGCTTTCTAATCTGCATTTTCCTTTTCTCCTAAAATTTTCATAAATATTTGAAAATTTGAGAATTGTGATAAAAGGGTTTTGTCCTAAGTGAGTTTTTCTTTTGTAAGAGTAATTAAACTAATGCAAGAAAAAAATTTATGTTCTCCTAAAAAAGCAATCTCTTCAAGAGTAGGCTAATGAACAACTAACCCACATTCTTCTATTGGAATATCACTTCCAATATTCAATGACAAAAAATAATCATTAATCATTTCTTGTTATAAGTCTCATTAAATTCATCTAAGAAGTCTTGCTCATTTTTAGGATTAGGCTAAAATTTTTTATCTTCTTCTCCATGAATAGCTCGATAACATAAACAAAGGCCACCATATTCAGTATTTATAAATAATTCTGAAGCGGTAAGAAATTCAAGTTTTCCTATTCCTGTTAATCTTTTATTGTTAAATAAAAAATCAAGTTCTCCGGCTATCTTATATGGCCTTAACGAAAAATCTTCTAATTGCCAAGTATCATAATGGCAAAGAATATCAAACATTACTGTATTATCTCTAAATTCTGGATTTTCATAATTTGTTTTAAAATTATTAAAAGTAATAATTAAATAATTTTTTAATAAATTATCAACATCCAACCTAGGAACTATCCTAACCTACTGTCCAAATAATCCAATTGCTTGTTCTTCAGTCAAATCAGGCTAAGATAAACAATCTTTTGTTGGATAATATAAAAGTCTTTGTAACCTTTTATCCTACAAAATTTTATTTACAATAATTCCAGTATCTTTTTCCATTGACAAAAAGCTAGATTTCGGTTGTATATAACTTTCTATTTTCATAGCTCTTACTCCTTTATCTCTTAGAACAATGACTCAACTACTATTGTTTTAGTAGCATCGCCACATTTTAAATCAAATTGTCCGCTCATTGGCGGTAACCACTTCAAAGTAATCTCTGAAGCTGTTTTATTAATAACTTCGATAGGAGTTTTCTTATCCCATATCCATTCTCCACCAGATCCGCAAGTATAAACATACTCTTTTTTAGGCTTAATGAATGTTTCACCTAAAATAGGATCTCCAGGAGGATTAGGATCAATAGGATCGACAATGAGCGCACCGACAACGCCATTCTCCATATCATCCTCAAATTCATTAGCATAATATTCTCTAGCTGTAAATTCAAGAATACCTGGCGTACTAATCGAGTCAGTGGCAGTCACGCGCCAACATATTTTCTAATCTCCTTCATCGAGTCCACTTATATAAAATTCAGAATAGCGTCTAAAATAAGATAAAGTATCTTCATTCTTTGGAATAAGTAAATGAACAGTTAAATTTGGCGAATCGATTAAAATATTATGTTTAAGATTTGAATCTATCTATGTTTCAACAGGACCTCTAATGGCCGCATAGGTCTATTTTTCAACCCCATTGTCATCTAACCATTTAATAATATAACTGCACTTTCTTATATCCCCTCTAAAATAAGCTAATTCTGTTAATTCCTATAAGTATATTAACCAATAAGTATTGGTATTAATCCATTCAAAAACATCCCCTGGCTTATATCCAGAAGAGTGATGAATAGATATAATCTTATCATCATAATCCTATTTTAATTTATTAGGATTAATTAAAGCACGATAAACCTAGTCAGAATCAACTAACTTTACCTATGCAGCCTGATAAGAAAACCATAGGGCCCTATCAAGGCTTTGCTATTTTCCACGAATCATTCTTTCCTGTTGTAAATTACCGCCAGCTTGCTATAATCGCATTTCGTTTGTATTGGCGTCGCTCTGTTCATAATATGTTTTATCAAAAATTCCCAAGCGAGCTTTTAAAATGTTTTTATTCAACATTTTTCTTTATCCCCTAAAGTAAACTAATACATTCAAAAACAGTTTTTCTATAAAGGCCAAAATCTATATCTTCCTATAAACCTAACCCCTCCAACTTGCTTAACAACTATAAAAAGAGCGAGTCAAATATAATATTTAACCCGCTGATTTCTATAATTAAAGTTTGTAACTGCTTTTGCCAATCTTCATCGTTTTCTTTCATTGGAATTAATTTCCAAAGCTAATTAGTTAACCTATTAATAGAAGAATCAAAAGCTTCTTTAGAAATTTCTATACCATATTTGTTATTCATCGTCAAAAACGCCATTTCTAAAGATATCCCAGTTAGATCTATACTTGCCAGAATCATCGTCTACTCTACGTCTTTTATAAAGTCTCTATAGATGATGTGACTGCCTTTGCACCTCACCCAATAAATTTAATAATTTAGAAAGGTGATTTGCTTGAGAAGTCATTTTAAAATCTGAACCAGTATATTTCATACGAGTATTTTCAATAGAACTAACTTGACGCTAAACCCAAGCCTCCATCATTAAAATCGCCAAGATATTAATCTCTTCAAGAGTTAATTCTTCTTCGAATGATGAGTTATCAATCATAGCAAGACGAGAATCAGGATCAGTTGTGATTACAAAATCCTCATCTTTTACATTGGCTTCCGGCACAGACCTGATTGCGGTATTATACTTCATCAAATTTTTTCGTGGAAATTCAAAATTTGGTAAAACACCTATCAACATATTCTAAAGATCTCGCCTTGTATCTTCTGGAGTTAACTCCAAATACATATCATCGGTAATTTTATTATTAAGAAGATGATTATAGACAGCGGAAAATTTTGTTCCCATCTGTTTCAACCCCCTCTTATTTTTTAATTTTTGTTTATAATTTTATAATTAGTATTGGTTACTCTGCGAGTAGGTGCTGCTGTAGGCTCAGATGCTGATTGCTTTGCTGTTTCTGCAGTTTTAACTGGAGGCTTTTCTTCATCTGGCTCAAGATTCTTCAATGCTTGAGTTACATCAAAACCAGTTTTATCCTTAATTGCCTGTCTCTTTTTCATATCATTAAGAGGAAGTGAAATAGCATATTTCTTAACTAAGTCAACTACTCCATCAGGTGCAAAATCAAGACAATCAAGAAAAGCTTCATAGCTACCATGCTGTAACAAGTCAATAATTTGTTCTTCAGACATCCAATATTCTGTTTCGGTAGGTATACCAAGATCCCTTGTGGCTTCTGGATCTTCAATCTGTAAATAGTCGAGCATAAGTCTACGACCACCTTCTATATAAGCCAGAGCCTCTAATTCGGAATATTTAATTCTCTTTACTTCTCCTACGGCAAAAACTCGCCTTACGCCAAGTTCCGGTAATCTATAAGATACAGTACCAGCACTACGATTTTTAACATTATAAATTTTATCTGGATTAATAGCCATAATTTTTTTACTCCTTTTTCTCTTTAAAAAAATAAAAAGGGGCAGAGCAGTTTATTACTCTGCCCCTTACTTATTAAGTTTTAATTAAACTCAGTTACCAGAAGCATCTTCAATGTTTGTTACAACAACAGTGTTCTGAATATCAGGGTTCGTTAAGTACCATGTGTTCATCTGGCCTTTAAGTTTTGTATCAACATAGCAGCAGATGTTGTTTGTCATCATGCATACAACGCCGACTTTCTTATAGACCTGAATCTCACGGCTCCAGTCATGGTTCTTCCACTCGTCAACGAGAGTATCGCCTTCGAATGCAACCTTAACCGGCTTATCATTTCCACCCGCACCAGCTGGGATAATCCAGCAATAACCAGGATCAACAACTTTCTTGGAGTTGGTTTCATCTGTGAATCCCTGAGGAAGAATTATAACTTTCTTTCCCTTGTAGTCAAGCAGACGACCATTGTTCCAAAGTTCAGCCTTCATGCCTTCAGTATATCTCCAAGCATCCTGCGGAACCATCTTTACTGCAAATTCATATGTACAATAAATAACAGGCTCGCCATATGCAGAAGCGATATTTATTAACTGATCGAATGCATCTTCATCAAATCCAGGAGCAGCATGATAGTTGTTGCCCGGGAGCTGATTCAGAGAAGCTTTAAGAGCGGCACCGATTTCCTCATAAATGAGTTCATCCATACCTTCCATAACGATCTGAACGAGTTCTGCCCAGTCTGCTCTACCATCAAGGAATTCTTCAAATCCGATCTGAGCAGCACCGCCTATAGCAGAGGTAGGAACTTCGAAGCTCTCTTCTCCACCAAGCTTGAACACTTCATAAACACCTGCAAGACCAACTCTAGTAATGAACTGTTTTGCACGAATTCTAGAACTAACGATCTTACGTCTAAAGATAGGCTTTTCGCCCTGTTTGTATGTTTTAACTTCAGCAAACATACCATAAGCCTCTTGGACCTTCTTTGGAAGAATGTCATTGAGGGTTTCTTCGATAAGGGAGAAGATGAAATGCTTGTTCTCACGATACTGAGCCCATGTGCCAGCATATTCATTCAGTTCTCTACGAAGAGTTTCATTAAGAGCGTCATAGCTATATGTTTCACCATTGTAGCTGTAAGAAGCGGATGGATTAGCTTTTGACACTGTTTTCATTAAAGTTAATAAATTAGCACGATCTAACATTGTCTTAATCCTCCTTCTTACGCAATTCTCATAATTTTAACGGCCTTTTGACGGTCCGGAAGAGTATAAACTTTAACAACACGCCAAACGATATCACCAGCAGCGCCTGTGCCCTTTGTAAGATATCCATCAGCGCCAATTATAAGGTCCTGTCCTACTGCGAGAGAGGAAGCCTTTATTGTATTGGTTGTGTAAATATCACCAACGTTTGTCTTAAATACACGAGGAACCATCCTTGTTCCTTCAGGCATATACTTCGGTTTTGTGAACTGATCAATTATAAATGGATCGTCAGTTGAACTTGGTTCCAGTGGATCCATAATAGCAACTGGTTCCTGAGGCTGTCCATCGTTGCCTTCTGCGCCGTAGAAACGAGCGTGAGCTGCAACAGGGTTTTCACCATCAACCGGTGAATACACTCTTGCAAGATAGTCACCCTTCTTCATTGCGAAATCATTATCTTCCAGATGATCTCTATATAATTTAATCTCGTTGTAAACGAGCATCCATTCGCCAGGACCTGTGAAGTCAACTACGCCTTTTTCATAGTCGTACTTTACATACTGGCCATTCTCTAATACATCAATATCAGCGGCTGCCGGAAGCTGTGCATAAATCTGACCGGTTCTCTGAGCAGAAAGATGATTGGGCTCAACTTGGCCATATCCACGTTCAACAAAAGCGGCAGCACTTAATCTAGTTTTAGCCATCTAACTTATCCTCCTATGTTAATATTTTATATTTTTAACTCGTCGGCCACATTTTTAACAGACTTTAACCAATCAGGCGCTGTATTAGTGGATTCCTAGTTGTTAGAGAAGCTGTAAGTTGTTATTCCAGCTTCGCCTTTATTATCAGAGTCGTCGTCAAAACGTACTCTGTTGCGTACACAAATAATACTTAATTTTGCTTCGATATCTTCTAAAGAATACTTATCAATGTTTTCGATAACATCAATCTTATCTGTATCAGATAACATTGTGAACTTATCTATCATTGCTTGCTTTTGAGATTTTTCAACCTCAAGCTTAAAAGTAGTTAAGCTTTCATTATCTTTCTTTAGAGAAGCATTTTCTTCGGTAAGAGTTTGAACAGTCTTTTCAAGACCTTTCTTTTCATCTTCTAAAGCTGAATACTTTGCAGTTAAAGCTTCAACATCTGCCTTAGCAGCCGCAAGTTCTTCTTCTATGGCTGAATATTTGTTTTTACCCTCTTCTTCCTCTTCTTCTTTGCCCTTGTCACAGGTGCATTCAGAAAGCGGCTTTCCGCATTCCGGACACTTTTCTTCTGAATAATTCTCTCCTGGCTTTTCTTCAGGTTCGGCAGATTTCTTTGCCTCTTCTTTAGAAGCCTTAAAGGTAGTTTCAAAAGCGTCAACAGCGGCCTGATCAAACATAGGATCAAAAGAAATAGATACGGGCTGCAATTCATCGTCAGGGACAAATCCATTCTCTTCTGTTAAAGAGAAATTGAGTCTGACCAGTTCTAAGCTGGTTCTATTACGAAGAACTGCAAACTTCTGTTCGCCCTCTTCATAAAGACCAAATACGCAATATTTGTCTCCTAAACCTTTATCCCAAAGGTAGTCATAAATTGCACACCAGAGAGAGTCACCAATATCAACCGCATATGAAACAAACATTGGCATTGGCCCTCCTTTTATCATTTTTTGCATCTCTTCCATCATAGAATAAAAACTCTATGTAAACTATGGATTAAAGGAGTAACTAGTAATCTGGCTTCCTTCGAAGCAAGGTTCAACGTCTTCTCCTAAAATACATAAATTTTCGATAATTGCTTCATTTATTATGAAAAATTTCTCTGAACCATTTTTACTCTTTGTCCAAGTACCTTTAACTGATTCAGAATTTAATTTCATAGACTAATTATTACCAAATTGAATAACTCTTTTTGCTTCTGGATACTGGCCTGTCCAAAGATATCCAGTAGTACAAAGATATTCTCTTTCAACTTCATCATCATCTATGAATTTCTAAAACCAAACCTTGGCATCTGTAGGAACAAAGCCATACGGTCTAGTGTTTTCAGACATATAAATTTGACCATTCTTGATTTCAAAGATTTGATTATGTTCTTCAAAATCTTGCTCAACTTCATTATAATGGCCAACAATAGGCGATCCGGGAAGGGTTCCCGCAAGAGATCTCCCTAACTCCTTCGAAATGATTGTTTTATTTCTATTTGCTTTTTCGTCATCAACATAACAAACCTTGATTAAGCACTCATCCAAAAAAGGATTTATAGAAGTAACTTGAATAAATTCGATAGGAGCATCTTCTAATGCAATACTTTCATGTTTCGCCATTTTTAATCCTCCTTATCCTAGTGCCTATTCATTTGCTAGTGTTTTATCACTTTTTTCTGTTTCGTCTTTTTCTGGACGACCCACACTAGAATCTTCTTTTGTCTATTCTATATTTATTTCATTTTTAGAGGTAGAGGATTCATCTTTTTTGTCCGATTTTGGATTCAAAATTTCTACACCTGACATAACAGAAGACATAAGCGGAGGAATCATAATTGAACTCAGTGACAATACTTTATTCTCAAAGTTAATTGAATTAAGAATTGAACTTTGTGAATGTCCAAGAGCAATCTAAGGAAGCATTTTAGAATAACCAATCTAAGTCTATTCTTTATACAATTTAGATAGATCTTTATAATTGTATTGAGTTGTTTCAAGCATATAAAATCTAAAACTATATTTTTTCGGATTACTTATTCTCATATCTTTTAATACGCTATTTAAAAAAGCATTATAAGAGAAAAGTAATGTTCTCATTGAAGATTCATCGTTCAAAATACTGTTTGTTAAGGCAATATTGCCGCTGCCATTAAATAAATTCTGCGAAACGCCAAACGAGTTATAAACGCTTCTTTCATTCCTTTCAAGAGCGTCTGATGAAGCCTATGCACTGTCATTTGATACATCGATATCATCAACTTCTGCAAATGTTGTTAACACGTTAACACCCAGCGCATTTTTTAACATTGCCACGGCATTATCATGTAAATCTTTTGCTTCATCCACGTCAAATACTAAATCGCTATTTTTATCAAGTGGAAGTTTTTGAACAATTATCTTTAATAACTTCTGCATTTGCATTTTTAAATCTAATCCCTTCGCGGCTTCGAGATCTATCAAGTCAGGAATGACGTTGATAAATAATGGCATATCCCTATCGCCAAGACTAAATTTAACGCTGGCGCCAGGATCCAAGGTAAACCATTTACCATAAGCCTGAGTTGCCTCATCCGAAGGAAGTTTATGTTGTAAATATAATAAATATCCTTTTCTAAACTCTTTTGGGAAAAGATTTAATATTTTCATTCTATATGTAACATCTGTAAACATCTGGTCAAAAAAGCTCATATCAAATTCAACAACTGGTAAACCGTTTACAGCATACCTAGAACGACAATAGTCAGCAGGTAAATCTTGAATTATAAAACGATCTTTGGTCATAATTCTATAACCATAGTAAGCGCCATCTACAATCGCGGTCATAGCGATGTTTCCGCAAAGCTATTTAATATAAGAGTTATCTAAAAAGTTTAAAGTTTTATAAAAATCTGTCAAGATTTTATCTTTATTCTTTTCTTCTTCCGCATATTTATCATCATATATTTCTGGAACTGTATACCAGTCATATCTATATAAATAAGCAAAATATTTACAAACTCTTTTATATATACCATTTGTATTATAATAGTAACGAGAAATTCTTCTGCAAGTCGCCAAATCTTCTCGACCCATAGCTTCATAGATTTTTGCTTTAGTAAAAGATTCTTTTCTAGCAGCTTTTAAAGATTCAAGATTTAAAATCGCATCTTCGATTTCTTTTGTACCAACTTTTATTTTATTATATAGGCTGAACCCTTTTTCATGAATTTCCTCTTGTGTCATTGACTACTTCGTTCCTCCTTTCAATATCCAGCTTTGGACATGATATAATCATAAGAAATCAAATGTTCGTCAGTGTATGGAATTTCAATAAGGGTAATATCATGAATTTTACAGAAACGTCTTTTTTGATTATCGTTATATTGCTATCTATAAAAACCTTTCTTCCCGCCATAGCGAGAATTCGGTTCATAATGCTATATTCCCTAATACTCAATTAAAAAATCTAAATTTCCATCATCATCAAGCACAGCAAAGTCAAACCGCAAGGGTTTTCCATTAGAACTATTTAATCCGTCTATACTATACTCTTCGATAAAGCGCAAACCGTGTTTCTGAAGAATTTCATGTATTTTTACTTCTCCTCTTGAAGATAACATAAAAATCACACACTTTCTATAATTTTTTTTCTTCTTTATATTTTCTAAAAAATACAGGTTTCAAACTAACGACTTTTACCCAAATTTTTTAATTCATAAAGAGCCATTCTTTCATATTTCTCTTCTTTTTACGCTTGCGCAAATCATCTTCTTCTGTTTTGACATAGTACAAACCATACTCAAACGCAGAAAATTTATCTTTTCCAATACCTGTATTTGCTCTTTTTAGCAAAATATTTGTTCCATCTGTCTATTCTCGTAAATTTAACATTTCTTCTTTTAAAACAGATGTTAAAGTGAAAGGAATTAAATATTCCTTTCTCTGCTCTGGCGTCATGTTCTGGCCAACCTTCGTGCCAAGTAATCTCGCTTTCGCAGTTTTCTCATCAACCAATAACTTAATTTTACCAGATTGCATCTGTGATTTAACAATCGTATGCGCCTCTGTATTAATGGCGGCGTTAGCTTTGATCAGGTACAAAGCATCTTGCTCCGTAATACTTGTTTTATATTTTTTATATTCTCCATCTGGATCATTATAAACACCAAAATCCGCATAAGTAACCCCGGTGTCTGGATTAATCTACTGTTTTACCATAAAGTCAACTAAGCCAGTACCAAGACCATTCGCGTCGATTACTATTCTTCTAGCTTTAAACTTATAAAATAATTTCTTTAAGAAAATTGCCTATTCTTCAAAGTGAACATCATTTAATGTATATATATTAACAAATGATTTAAACGATTCACCTTGCGCTTGTGGCTATACGTTGAATACCCAGATGACAGAATCACATTTTTTATGCCGCGCCACGTCGACCGCAATTACATAATAACTTGTCTTAGGCATACGCTGATTTGCCTCAGCCTAGGGCAGTTTTAAAACTCTATTCTTATCAAACGATTCGCCATCAAAGAACGCATCTTCTGAAGTGCCAGACCATTTTGATTCATACTCTCTAGCAAAAGCACTTTCATTGAACGTACCGTCCATTTTTAAATCTCTTACGAAATCTTTATCTAGCAACTTAACCAGAACAGGAATCCTATATGTTCCGCCAAGGGTGACCGCAGTTTCCGGTTTAACAATCTGCCAAACTAGAATCTGAATTAATTTATCATACGCAAAAGTATTTTTATATCCAGCAGTAGTCACGTAAACCTACGACTTATTTAAAGGCTCTTCTGGATGCACAGATCCATCAAGACATGCTCTAGATACGTTCATGATAGGCAGGATAACTGTCGAAAGAATTTCTCCATCGACTGAGGCTGCCTCCTCTATGACGCCGCCATGTCTACGTTTACCTCTGGAAGACTCACGGGCCGCCACGTTATCAAAGCTTGATCCATTTTTAAATTTATATAGACACTGGTCACGACTCTCCAATGTTTCGCCACGGCGCCAGTCTATTTCATTCTTTAATCCAGGAATAAGCGTACAAAGCTCACTAACTTTTTCATGCATGATACCCGCAGCCTGTTCCTTACCGCCAGAAGTTACGAATAGCTTAGATCCTGGATAAAGTATACACCGCAGTATCAAAGATAACATAACCAAAAACGATTTTGAATAAGCACGAGGATATGTTGTATAAACATATTTATGTCTAAAAACTGCTCGTAAAAAGACTCTCTAATAAAAATAGAAATTAAAAGTAGAATCTGGGCCTTTAAAAATATGGTCAACCAGAAGATCAGGATACTCTCTGTAAAAACTTACATACTATCTAGCGATAGGAATGATTGCTCTAACTCTCTCCTCAGATAAACCTATTTTCTTTTTCTTTTTGTCAAGGGATAATAAATCGGCTAATGCCATACTTTATCACTCCTTCCCATCTGCCGTAGGACGTTCCGCCAATTCTAAATATGTCTCTTCATCAGCATCTTCTTCACCTTCAAGAAAATCGTTATATTCACTATAAGCGCTATCTTCAATAACAGCCTGTTGAACATTCTCAAAGGTCAAGTTTTCATCATCCTCGATCATGGTATCTTCTGCCTTACTCTCTTCTTCTGACATCTGGCGAACCGCATTTTCAATTAAGTTACCTAAATTCATTTCATCGACAACAAGATCATGTAAATAATTTTTAGTATCCATTAAAACTTCGTCGGCGTGGTCGTTGGGTTGATCGATGTAATATCGTGGTATGAACCCTTCACGTTCGCACAACGCCACCAATTCGCCAACAGAATCCACGAACTCGCCGCTCTCACCTTTAATCTAAGCCGCAGTGAATTTGCCAGATTTCATCAAGGCATCATACATTCTAACACTTTTCTAGGCACCTTCAATATCACCTAAATCCAGTAGCTAGTTGGATTTCAAAGAAGTCTTGCAAACTAAAATTAAAATATCTTTATGGCCGGCCGCAGTTACGTCATAACTTTCCACCATCTGTGTATAAAGCTATTCAAGCTTAACCCACTCTTCTGGCTTATAGCTCTTACCCCATTTTAATCTTAAATACATTATATCTTCTTCAGTCAATCCTAACTCATCTGCGGTGAGAGAAGGGCCAAATAATTCTGTGTTTTTCTCTTCGTAGGTCTCTCTGCCGGCGTCAGCGCTTGCTTGTGTCTCTGCCATAGCTGTCGACCGCAGGTTCTCAATCTCCTACTTCAACGTCTAGTCATTTAACTCCGGTCTTATCTATTCCGGATTAACGTCATAGCTAGCTGTCTATATGACACTCGCAATCTAGGCCGCATCGTACCCCTACCTCTTCATAGTCTATTCAATTTTATTATTCTACATATCCTATAGGAATTTTGTATCTTTCCATCTAAAATCCCTATACTATTTTAACTGCATCTTCGCCAAGTATCTGCCAATAATACTCTTCCCAGTCATCTTTTTAGGATCTTTAGCGAACTTCGCCAAAAGTCCATTCCATTCATCAGGTATCCACGGCACATCTGCCTCTTGCAAGATCCATAAAAACGTCTCAGGATCCCAGTTATCAACGTGCATCGTCATACAATCCTTACAAAGATGCATACACCCATCATCTGGATATTTTTCCAAATTTTTAGATCCGTAAAATTCTGTTCCTTTTTTACTTCTCTAACATTTTTCACAAAAATAAGTTATTTCAGGATTTAACGCCATATCTTATCTCCCTCCCTTATCTTTTTTCTTATTTCTGCAAGCTTTACAAATCGAATAAAATCCATCTTTGCTGCTTGCATTCTTAGAAAAATATCTTTTATTAGCTAATTTAATTTGCCCACATTTACTACATCTTTTATATTTCCCCTTCTCAACTTCTGTATACCAATATTCTAAAAATTCTTCCTAAGCCTTGTCCGCAATCAAATTCGGGATCTTGTTCCGCCAAAGGGTACTAATATACTCCACAGTATGAACAATGCCAAAATTTTCCTAAATCCCAATTTTAATATCCTGATTCTGCCATCCGTCAATTTTCTTTTCCAAAATAAACATATAAACAGGATATTCTCCCAAGGCTCTATCTGTCAATGCATCCAGATCTTCCATAACCCATTTTAAATCATTATCCAATTTTTCATAGCTATCCTCTTTCAGCTTAGAATAGTAACAAAGCAATTGCGAAACAATCTTTGGATTCATCAAACTAAATCCTTTAACAATAGGCTATTTTTCACTATCTAATTCACACGTCTCATCATTAAGTGGAATCCCCACTCCTCCTCCGGTCATAGTCTTTTTTATCCCAACCGGCACTCTGTAGGCATTTTTAATCAAGAACTAGTCTCGCCGCATTTCAATTAACATTTTCTTAATAGTATATGCGTCTTTGCCTTCAGTAACTTTTAACTTTTCTTCCCAAAAATTAATGGTATCTCTTAACTATTTTAAAAGTGGTATCTCATTTAAATCTTTCTATGTAATTTCAATCTTTGGTTTAAATAATTCATTCTTTTTATTCTCACTAATCATATTATAAATTCCGTCTTCGCCATTTTCTAATTGGGAAACAAGTCCTTCGTAGGAAATTTCATGACCTTTAACAGTAACCATCCTGTTCTCGGTCAAAACTTTCCTCTCCTTTTTCTCTTGTTTCTCCATACACATGATTAGGTAGTTGGCCAGAGTTTCAAGATAGGCTTCTGAGGGTTCTGGCGTTTCCTCTAAAATTTTGTTTACGAGGTCTACTCTGTCTTGTGGAGAAGTTAAGCTATAGTCAAGTTTCATTCAATAGCTCCTCCTTACTGTATTTCACTACCTTAATTGTAACAAAAAATTTTGTTCTTGTCAAATTTTTTCGAGGGGTAGAATAAGGAATCGAGAGGCGAAATGAAAAAAAAGATTTGGTCGGGAAAAGTCCCAGTTTTTATTAAATCGAAATGCTTTCGAAAATTTCTCCCAATATATATCCCCCCGTAATTATATAATCAAACCAAAATAAAAAAACCATCCTCTAAAAATACCGGCCAGAAAAATATATCTTCAATCCCAGAACCCTGAGCCATATAAAATACTGACCTTCTTTTTCTTCAGTCCAGTAGAAGAGAAAACAATAAATCTTTGTGTGGCGCTGAGTAGGTCTGTCCGCAATCCTATCTTGCAATTCTTCTTCTTCTGGATCACCATCATGAATATTCTCATCTTTGTAAGAATACCTTTCCCCGAGTGTCTGGCGGTTAAATAGGAATCACGCCAGACACTCGAGTTTAAGATTATGAACAAATTGTAAATTTTTTATGAACGAATTGTAAACTTTTTGTTAACAATTTCCAATCCTAAAATTATGAACAAATTGTGAATAATTTATAAGTTCCGAAACTACTTCTTTAATTATGAACAAATTGTAAACTTTAAAAAAATAAAAAAAATTTTTAAAAACCTATTGACAATTATACATCTTTGATGTATAATGTATACAGAAAGAGAGAAAGAGAGAGCACGACAATGACAAGAATATGGTTTGACATGGACGGCACAATCGCAGACCTTTACAACGAAAAAGATTGGTTAGAAGATATTCAAAGGAAGGATACAAAACCTTTTCAAAATGCTAAAGTCATTATTAAGGAAGAGATACTAAAAGACCTTGAAGAAGAAGGATTTATATTAGGTATCATCACATGGACACCAAAAAACGCAACAAGAGAGTATTGCAGAGAAGTTAGAAAAGCAAAGGTTGAGTGGTTGAGAAAAAATTATCCAAACATTAACTTTGACACTATTCATTGTATAAAGTATGGTACAAATAAGTGGTATTACAGAGATACAAAAGACGATATTTTGATAGATGATGAAATAGAAAATCTCAAGAGATGGAAGGGAATAGCAATAGAACCAAAAATATTTTACTAACAAAATAAAATAAAAAAGAGTTTAAAAAACTCTTTTTTTATTTTATATATTTTATATGATATATAATACTATAATTATAATTATATTATTATACGATAAATAAGTAACAGAGTAAAACAACACTATATATAAATAAAGAGATAATAAACAATAAAAGAATAAAAAAAGAATAAAGGAAGAATAAAAAAAGAATAAACAAACAAATAATAAATAATATAATAACAAACAATAAAAGAATAAAAAGTTTTTTATAAAACTATTTAACTAAACAATAAAACTTTAATATAATATAATTATAAAGAAAACATAAATAAAAAGAAAAAGCATTTTATAAAATAAATAAAGTCTTTTGGTAAAAAAACTTTATTTTACTTTATAAGTAAATCACAAACAGAATACTAACAGATCTAATTATGAACAAATTGTAAACACTGAAAAAAAATAAAAAATTTTTTCAAAAACCTATTGACAAAAATTCCGGTATGATGTATAATATATACAGAAAGAGAGAGAGCAAACAAACAAAGAAACTCAAACAAAATCTTTCAAAGAAAAAAGATAAAAAAAATAAAAAAAATTTTTTAAAAACTATTGACAAATCAAAACAAATATGATATAATAAAGGCACAAAAGAAAGAGAGAAAAAAACAATGACTACTAATTACTTCGGATTTCGTACTCCTACCGTAAAAGAACAAGCCAATTATGAAGCTGTTGAAGCCTTGGTCGCAGACCTTGATGATGATGTATTTAATGACATAGTTGAAGCAGTAAGCCAATATGTTTGCTACGGATTCGGCACTCCTGAAGCAAAAACCCTTCGAGAAAAAGTAACTCCTTTTGCAAAAGCCCTCGGCGTAACCGTAAAAATGCTCGCAGACTGGTACTGCGTAGTAGAATAAAAAAGAGCCAAAAGGCTCTTTTTTGTTCACGAAAAATTTACAATTCTATTCATAAATTATTTATAATTTATTCATAATTTGTTCATAATTTTTGTTCATAATTTGTTTACAATTTGTTCATAAAAAATTTACAATTTAGGCTCGGGCGGCGCCCTTGCGATTACCTATTTCAATGCAAGGGCGCCGAGTTTTTGTTAACATTTTGTTCACAAAAAATTTACAATTTGTTCATAAATTATTTACATTTGTTCATATTTCCCGAAATTGTAAATTTTTTATGAATAAATTATGAACAAAATATGAACAAAATTTAATTATGAATAAATTGTAAACATTAAAAAATATAAAAAAAAATAAAAAAATTTTTTAAAAAAACTATTGACAAATAAACCGGATTGGTGTATAATATAGTCACAAAGAAAGAGAGGATATAAAAAAATGGAAGAAAAAATTAAAATCGTAGAATGGCTTGTAAATCATGGTTATCACCTTTTCGGAGAAAGCACACAAAGCTTTGCAAATAGACTTTCGCTTGAGCAATTAGAAATTATAAAAAATGGTTTCAAAAACTACAAGGGAATTACCACAGAAGATTAAAAAAAAAATAAAAAAAATATCAAAAAGGGGTTGACAACCTCAGCCCCTTATGATATAATAAATACAGAAAAAGAGAGAGAGAGGAAAACAAAAAAATGAAATATATTGTAACTGCTTATAAATTTGAAAAGACTTTTACAAATGAAGAAGAAGCAAGAAATTGCTTCGAAGAAGTAAAGACAAATTTCACTTACTGTGAAATGAAGAAAGTTGAAAATATCAACGGCAATTATCATGGAGAGGCAATTGAAATTTATTCAAAATAAATTTCAAAAACCTATTGACAAAAATCCAAAAGCATGATATAATATATACAGAAAAAAAGAGAGAGAGGAAAACAAAAATGAAAATTTACAGAGTAACAGTAATAACAGCAGGTCTTGGAAATTATATGATGGATGGCGACAAATACACAAGCGCAACAGTAAACATCATGGCAGATAATGCAGGAGATGCAATAAAAATAGCAGAGAGAAAATACGGATACGTTATAGGCAAAAAAGATGTAAAAACGCTTGAGGAACTTGAAGAAGAACGTAGAGCCGAAAACGAAGAAATAGCTAATGAAGCAAAAAAGAGAGCAGATGCAGCTGCAAAGAGAAAAGCAACAGAACAGAAAAAAGCCGAAGAACTTGGCATGACACTTGAAGAATATAGAGTTGATAAATGGCGTAAAGGCGAAATCAAAAGACTGAAAAAGATAATAGCAGATGCCGAAGAAGAATTAAGAAAACTGGGGGAATAACCCCAGTTTTTTTGTTTATAGAAAATTTACAATTTGTTCACATTTTTTTGTTCATAGTTTATTCATAATTTGTTTACAATTTGTTCATAATTTTTGTTCATAATTTATTTACATTTTATTCACAAAAAGTTTACAATTTGGCGGTGCCCTTGCGATGACTTGTTCATAAGCAAGGGCACCGCATTTTTCTAACACCCTATTAACAAAAAAATTTACAATTTATTTACAAATTGTTCACAATTTGTGCAACTTTCCCAAAATGTAAACTTTTTGTGAATAAAATGTAAATATTTTATGAACAAAAATAAATTGTAAACAATTTGTAAACAAAATTAAAAATATAACAAAATATATTGACAAATAGAATATCACATGTTATAATAAGGTAGAAAATAAGAGAGGGGTCAAGGAAATGAAAAAAATAATATGGTTAGATATGGACGGAACGATAGCAAACCTATATGGTCAAATTGATTGGCTTGAAAATATAAAAAATGAAAATACCACGCCGTTTGAAAATGCTGAATTGATGGTCGAAGAAAAGACTCTCGAAAGGATTGCAAAAAATCATAATATCGGCATAATCACATGGACACCAAAAAATGCAACAAAAGAATATAACAAAAGAGTAAGAAAAGCAAAAATTGAATGGCTTGAAAAAAATCTTCCAAACACAAGATTTTACAAAATTCATTGCGTAAAGTATGGAACGCCAAAATATAGATTTATGGAAAATGAAAATGATATTCTGTACGACGACGAAATGCAAAACCTTGAAGCGTGGAGAGGTGAAGCAAGAAACGCAAAAATGCTTCACTGAAAAATAAAAAAAATCAAAAAATTTTTCAAAAAAGTATTGACAACCGGATAAATGTATGTTATAATATAGTCACAAAAGAAAGAGAGGGTAAAAAAAATGGAAAAAATCGTTTACGTAGTTTATGAGAATTATAGGACAGACAAAGAAATAGTTGTCGCTGTCTGTGATACGGAGGAAAAAGCGATAGAACTTATTGCAAAGTATGGTGACCCAAACAGACTATATACCCACGAAAAACTACTTTTCAATGAGTGGTGTTGGTTCTAAACTATAATAAAAAAGAGTCAAAAGACTCTTTTTTATTTATAAAAAATAAAAAAAAATAAAAAAATTTTTTAAAAAACTATTGACAATTAAATAAACCTATGGTATAATATAATCACAAAAGAAAGAGAGGTAAAAAAAAATGACAATACTTGAAATGCTGAAAGAACTTGAAAACTGTGGTGATATTCTCGTAATTGAATATGAGAAAAAAGACAAAAACGGCAAACTTTATCGTGTAACCCTTGAAGATTTTGGAGGTTTTGACGAAAACTGGGAGGAAATTGATAGGGAATATACCAATCCCGAACTTGTAGACGAATTGCTCAAGACTTTAGAAGCACAAGCCACTATCAAGGCTATCAAAGATTTCTACGACGAATATTTCTTTGACGGCTATTATATCAAGCTTGACTACGCTTCCTACGACATCTAAAACCCGAGCCGCCAAGGCTCGCCCTTTTGGGCGGGTTTTTGGCGACTTTTTTATTAATTCGCCAAAAACCCGAATTTTTAAAGCTATGAAATTATACAAAATTTTTTAAAAAATTACGCATTATTACCCAGCCGTAAAAAAATCCTAAAAATTTTTAAAAATTTTTTTTAAAAAACTATTGACAACCGGATATATTCATGGTATAATATAGACACAAAGAAAGAGAGGATATAAAAAATGAAAACATTAGAAGAACTCACAACAGAAATTGAATACCTTTTAGAAGAAGTAAGAAAGACAAATAAAGAAACCTTTGACTTGAGAAATAAGGCAAAAGAGCTTTTTGATGGAAAATATGCAATAGGAAAAGAACGTAATCCATTTTATGGTATGGGAGAAACAACAGCTTGCTTTGTTTATCCTGAAGGAAAAGGAATAGAAGAAGCAAAAGAAAAAGAACATTGGCTTATAGAAAAAGGATATTATAAACTTGAACAGTATTCTAAAGACTGTCTCAAAAAAATTGACAAATTAGAAGAAGATTTATGTTGGGCAAAATATGGAATGTGTCAAGAAGAGAGAAAACTCGTTGATGCAGTTGAATATGCCGAAGAATGTATAAACAGAGCCTTGAAAAAAGTAGAAAAAGAAAAAAATAACCTTGAAAAAGCAAAAAAAGAACTTGCCGAATATAGAGCAAATAAAAAATAAAAAAATTTTAAAAAACTATTGACAATTAAACAAATCTATGATATAATATAGACACAAAGAGAGAGAGGATATTAAAAATGAAACTTATCGACACAATTAAAATGTACTACAAATTTTACAACGAAATACTTTTAGAGGTTAGACTGCCTAGCGGAGGAGCAGAAGGAAAATATCACCTTTTTAATAAAAAAGAGGCTCTTGACTTTATCAAAGGATATGAAGACGAAGAAATATTCGAAATATGTCTTGAAACCTCCTATGACCTCAGAGTGAAAACCACTTCAGGAACGAAACCCCCAATGCTTACTATCTACTATAAAAATTCAGAAGAAGAAGAAGACGACAATAACTAAAGACATGGCGAAGGAGCGAGAGAAATCTCGCTCCTCTCTTTTTGGCGAGGTTTTGCCGGCTTTTTAATTTGCTGGCAAAACCTCGAATTTTTAAATCTTCAGTTATTGCCAAAAATTTTTGACACAAATTCAACACAAATTTCGTTCATAAATTATCCCAAAATTGTTCATAATTTATTTACAATTTTATCTATTGACAAATTACTTATATTATGATATAATATTGTTACAAAAGAAAGAGAGGATATAAAAAATGTTGATGTTTATTATTGGTTTCGTTATTGCATGGATTCTACTTGGTATCTTTTTTTATGTACGTGAAAACAAAGGCGGTTGGAGCATTTGGGCAAAAAAATGGGATACTATATTGATAATACTTCCTGCAATTCCTGTAATTCTTTTAATTGATTTTATCGGAGAAATAAAAAAATAAAAACTCCTGACATTTACAAAAAACTATGATATAATAAAAATACAAAAGAAAGAAAGAGAGATTAAAAAAATGAAAACAGTAGCAGAATACAAAACCGAAATCAAAACACTTCGTAAAACAGCGAAAAAAGCGTATGAAGAAAACCTTAACCTCTTCTGCAAAGCAAAGAAACTCTTTGAGGGCAAATACGCCGTTGGAAGAGAAGACGACCCATACGCTGGCATGGGTGCTCGACCTTTCTACTATGTATATAAAAATGATGAAGATAGAGAAAGAGAAGAAAACGACAAAGAACAGTGGCTCATAGAAAACGGATATTATGAAAATGAAAAACTTCATGATGAATGTTGGGAAAAAATAGAAAAGCTTGAAGCTGAACTGTGCTGGGCGGAGCATGGAATGTGTAAAGAAGAATGGGCTATTGTAAGCGATATGAAACATACTGAAGAGAGAATAGAAAAATATCTTGCGTTAGCCGAAGAAGAAAAAGCTAATCTCGAGGAAATAAAAAAGAAACTTGCTGAATACAGAGCAAATAAAAAATAAAAAGAGCCGAAAAGGCTCTTTTTTGATTTATGAGAAAAAATATGATATAATATATATAGAAAATTATGGAGGTTATCCAAATGAAGATAGAAAATATAAGTGTATATAACTTTGAAAATGCTATAAGAGGCATGCGGAATCCGCTTAATTCTTGGGCAAAAAATGATAGTACCTTTAATGATAAAATAATACTCGGTGATAATGATTTTAACTTGGCGAAACGGCTAATTTCAGCGGGAACAGAACACCGGAAATTTCTGCGGCAAATTTTTGTATCTATGGATATAACTGCTTCATTGTATTGGTGGAAAGAGTTTGACACCTACAAAGTAGGCACAACCGCCAATTCATGTTCTACTATGCACACGCTGTTAAAATACCCTATTAAACTCGCTGACAGTTTTGAAACAGATGATTTAAATATGGATATATTATCTTCCTTTACTGTTGGAGATAAACCTACGATTCAAATTTTTTTAGACTTTCTTGAAAGTCTACGCCTTAAAGCTATTGAAACAAAAGATATAGGATATTGGAAAGAGCTTGTGCGGTGGTTGCCTGAAGCTTGGCTTCAAAAAAGAACATGGACAGGCAATTATGAAATCTTAATGAGCATGTATAAGCAAAGAAAAGACCATAAACTCACAGAGTGGCATACCTTTTGTGATGTAATATTAAAATTACCCTATATGAAAGAATTTTTAGACCTCTAATATTGTTCATATTTTATTTACAATTTTACCCCTTGACAAAAATATGCTTTTATGATATAATATAGACACGATGAAGGAGGAAACTTCTTCATAAAGAGCATTTACCAATGATATGGTAAAAGCCATTCTCTCTTTCAAGGCCAAGTTTGATACTTGGCCTCTTTCTTTTTGCTCGCGGTTCAGGCGCCTTTTGAATTTGCTATTCCTTACGCCTGAACCGCGGATTTTTGTTAACAATTTGTTCACAAAAAATTTACAAATTTTTTATGAATTGTTCATAATTTGTTCATTTTCCCAAAATGTAAACATTTTATGAACATTTTGTAAATAATTTATGAACAAAAAGTTCCGGTTTTTTTGTTCATATTCTATTCATATTTCATTTACAAAACATTTAAAAAAATTTTTTTATATTTTTTTCAAAAAACTATTGACAAAAAAATATAGGTATGGTATAATTAGGTACAATCAAGAGAGGGGATACAAAATATGGAAAACTTTGCACTATTCACAAAAATGATAAATCAATATATACGCTTATCGTTTGCCCGTCTTTACATCTTTGGTTTTCGTTATAAGGGTAATATATATATGAGCGTTCAAAACGACAATTTTTTGCCGTTTGTCTGCACTCTTGACAAAGCAAGCCGTGGATATGGTTACGCACTACGTTATAAACCTAATAAAAGCATTAAAATAGCAATGCTGAATAACGCAACTTGCCTTTGTTCTGAAAAATATTTTAATGAAATAGTCGCAAATAGCAAATACAACAACGGCGAAATTTTTGAAAAATTTGTGACTGAATATTTTGGACAGCGGTGGATAAAAGACAATGTACCATTTACCAAAGCGGGCGACATAGTAGTCAACGGCACTCATTACCAAATCAAATTTGAAAAAGCAACTTTCGCAACAGAATATACGCTCGACCGCCTTGCCTAGGCGGTCTTTGGGCGGGCGTCGTTTTGGCGGAATTTTTACCCCAGGCAAAAATCGCCAAAACGACGTTTTTAGATTCATTTTTTGTTTACAAAAAATTTACATTTTATTTTACAAATAACCTGACTCGAAAAAAATCCCAAAAAAATAAAATTTTTTGCTCCAGCCTATTGACATATATTAAAATATATGTTATAATAAGGTACAAAGAAAAGAGAGGTACTGAATATGTTCGCTATATGGATTTTAATAAAAATGATAACCCCAAAAACAAAAATTCGTTACAGCTGTGATGGCTGTCATTATGATTATAATAATGATGTTATCTACGTTGACCTTGACCAAGATGACGATGGATTTATGTCACACCTTAAAACTTCCCACCACTATAATAACAAAATGGGCTTGACCATTTGGACTATTCTTCATGAAATAGGACATCGTTTCACCTATGGTGGTATAGACCGCAAAAGAGATACGGCTCTCCGTATTATGTATAAATGCCTTTACAAAAAAGGACAGATTTCAAGAAGTGAATGGCAAGAAGCCTATCACGACCTAAAAAGTGAATGGATTGCAACCGAATGGGCAATAAACTACATCGAAAATCACAAGACCCTTTGTAAAATCTTCAATAGACTTTTGGAGGCTTAAAAATGTTAGAAAAGAATAAACGTAAACAAGAACAAAAAAATCGCCCTCTATGGAATGGATACTACACTCGCAAGACCCCAACCAAAAGGGAAAAAATGGATAAAATCGCTAATAAACACCGCGTCCCTCTCTACGCGGATTAGGATAAAGAGCCAAGCAAAAAACTTGGCTCTTCTTTTTTGGCGGCCGGCTCACGGTTGCGCCAAACAACCTGAGCCAGCCGAATTTTTATCCAGTAGAAGTGCATAAAAATTCATTTCAATTTTTATATGACTGGCGCCACCCCTTAATTTTCCCAAAACTATTGACTTTTTTTATTTTTTATGATATAATATTTTTATAAAGGGGGAATTTAAAATGTTAGATTTTAATTTTATTTTTATAGATACCTTTATTGTTATGGGTTATAAAGATGGGCAAATAGTTTTAATATCTCCTCCTATGCTTGCCCCAGTAAATGAAATCATGGGATATTGTGCGGAAAAAATTGACGAATTTCAATTAGATTCTGCTCAGGTTATTTTAGCACGAACTAAAGAGATATATTGTATCGTCACGATAGCAGAGGACGAGGATTCAGACACGGCCCTTTATTCATAAATTGTTTACAATTAAAGTATTGACAGACCCCTATTTTTATGGTATAATATAGTCACAAAGAGAGAGGGAGAGAACAAATATGAAAAACTTCTTTAATATCAATACAAAATATTCTTTCGAATGGAACGACCTTCGTGCCGTAATCACTATAATAAACGTAGCCCTTATAATGTGCTTTGGATTAAGTATCGCTTGGTTTGGTTTGGCGGTTGCCGTTCTTGGTCTGATTAAAGATTTAGCAATCGACAGAAGAATAAATGGAACGATTATGCACCTTGCAAATATAGTTTTAAATACATATTTTTTACTCGCCTACTATGGTTTAATCGCCTTCTAGGCGATTTTTGGCCCGGGCGAAGTTAGCCTCGGCTAACTCAAATACTTGAAAGAATTTTTAAAAACCCCCTTGACTTATTCAAGGGCATGTGGTATAATGTAGTCAGAAAGGGGGGAGATAAAGTGCTTACCGCAAAAGATGAAACCCAAATAAAAAAACTGATGACTCTCTTGGATATATCAAGGGAAGAAGCGGAAGACTGTGTTGAGTACGATAAACAAGTTGATAAAATGACTATGAAAGAACTTAATGCGACAATGAGCGAAGAAGAAAAGAAAATTGTTTCAGCAATGTCAAGAACCCAAAGAGCTGTCAATGCTTATGGAAGAACTGTCACCCGTGAAAGAAAAATTGACGATGATAAAACTACTTTGATAAATAAAATCGCTGAAACCCTTGGCGAAATGTGCGACAAGGTTACAATTACAAATACTCAAAGAGAAATTGAAATTGAATTTAATTCAAGAAAATTCAAAATTGTCCTCTCTGCTCCTCGGTCTTAAAGGCGGGCCACCGCCTTTTTGGCCCGGTCAAAGTTAGCATTGACTAACTCAAAATATTAAAAAAAATTTTTTAAAAAGTATTGACAAATATTTTAAAGTATGGTATAATGTAGTCACAAAGAAAGAAAGGAAATACAAAAATGATTGAACACAAAATGTCTCTTTGTTACGGAATTATTGTCTCTGCTGATAAAATGCAGGAAATTCAAGAAGTATTGACAAATGATGAATGTGATGAACTAATGGATAACTATTCTCGCTGTGTTGATAGCTGGACGGGTGATAAATACTTTATTGGCATTATGTCTGATTTATCTGAAAGTGAAGCTAATGTTATATCCATTGCTTTTGCCTCTTTTACTCCTTCTGATGATGATGAAGATTTAATCAATTTTAAACATTTTTTTGATGAACATGACCTTTGGAAATTTATTGATTGGAAACCCGAGCTTTCGTTAATAAATTTCTGCTACTAAAGCGCTTTGCGCTTTAGTCGCCCGGATTGAGTTAGCCTTGACTAACTCTTTTTTTCAAAAAACCTATTGACATTTTAGCAATAATATGATATAATATAGTCGTAAAGAAAAGAGAAAGGTAAACAAAATGAGTTTGAGAAAAGCAATCGAGCATGGCAAAGAACATAGAAAAGCCTATTACGGAAGTAAAAGTTTTAATAAAACTTGTCGTAATCATGGCGGTTGTCCGTGGTGTGAGGAAAACCACAAGCATAAGTTTTTTGTGAGTGAGTATGCGACAAAGCAAAAACTCAAAGAATATTTTTTTGAAAAAAATGAAGAAAATGCTTGACAAATATTTCAAAGCATGGTATAATATAATCACAAAGAGAAGGGAGAATAAAAAAATGTCAGAAATTAAAGGATTACTTTTAACAGAAGAAGAAGAAAAAGCATGTATAAACCTTGTAAAAGAAATGAGAAAAACAAAAGATTTTACACTTGACTTTACGGGGTCTGTTAATATCAGAGCAAAAAATCTCCACGAAGCAAATGAAATTTTTTGGAATTGGGTTGGAGATTTAAAAGATAAAAGTTTTTATGATTGGCACGGAAGTATCATAGGAACCCCATTCTTTGAAAAAAACAGTATCGAAGAGGAGTAATAAAAATGAAGATTAAAGATTTTATTAAAGAATTAGAAAAATGCAACCCAGATGCAGAAATTCTTACAGAAAACTTTGCAGGTTTTTATACTGTTACAGGCGTTATTGATTTCAATGGCGACAAAGACAATTATATTATTGAGCAGGAAAGTTTACCTACTCACGATTTTCGCTTCAGCTCGCTAAAGTGCTGAAGCGTCCGGGCGCCGTTCATAAATTGTTTACAATTTAAGGTATTGACAAAATCAATTCATTATGATATAATGTATCTGTAAGAAAGAGAGGTAATGAAAATGAAAAACCCACAAAATCGTATTAAAAAAATTACTTTTTATGTAGATGCATTAGAATTATATCCTAACCCCGATGATTTGGATTCTGAAAGCGTGGAAAACATTATAAACGCTTTAAGAGAATTTTCAATTTTAGACTATGATGTTCACTCTATCTCAATAAAAAAGACGGCTGAACATTTTGTGAAGAAGATAAAATAAATGATTCTGATTAAATCAATACTCAAGCGTTCATAAATTGTTTACAATTTAAGGTATTGACATTTTAATAAATATATGATATAATATAGTCACAAAGAAAGAAAGGAATAAAAAAAATGAAAATAGTTAGACAGACCAATATAAAGTATAAAGAGTTTGGTGATATTAACGAGGGAGAAGTTTTTGAATGCTATGGAGAGATTTATATGAAAATAAATGAAATAGCGTCAGATGACGATGACACTCTCAACGCAATAAATCTTAAAACTACTGAAATTAGATATTTTTCTTATGGTGAAGAAGTAACGCTTTGTCTGCAAGCCAAATTAGATTTAGGTTATTAAAAAAATAAAATGCCCCCCGCAAGGGGCGCACCCGGGCCAATGTTCATAATTTATTTACAATTTAGGGTATTGACAAAATATTATCTTTATGATATAATAAAAGTACAGAAAGAGAGGTAAGGAAAAATGATGGAATATGAAACTCCTGTGGCAAGTGTAAAAGATGGGTCTATTATCTGCTTCCCTAAATCTGCTTTTATGTATATGAAGGTCTGTGATAGAAACGGGCATGGCGGGGTAGTAAGACTTCTCAATGGAAGATATATCGGTTCTGAAAACCTTTGCGATGAAGACCTCGGGCGATATTGTGAAATAATCTATGATAATATAGATGAAATGTATTCAAGTGGCGGAGGTGATTATTAAATGACTAATAAAGAAAGAAAAGATTTTATAGAAAACTTCGTTCATTTATGGGAGCAGAAGGCTCCTGAACTTCGGTTCATGCAATTGATTTGTAATTTTCAAGCTTGGTGGGGTAATGATGGGTTCTATATTCCAGATGAAAAGCTTATCGAAAAATTAAAAGAGTATCTTGATAGTATAACGAGAGAGGGCTAAAAGCCCCCTCTCTTTCTTTTTGGCGCGGCTCATTCGATTATATTACGCATACGAATGAGCCGCGAATTTTTATTCAATGAAATGTATAAAATTTCATAATCCAGTAGAGAAGATAAAAAATATTTTTAATTTTTTCCTAAAATCTATTGACATATTAACAGACTTATGATATAATCATAATAGAAAGAGAGGAATACACGATGAGAACAATTTGGTTAGATATGGACGGAACAATCGCTAATCTGTATGCGGTTCCTAATTGGCTTGAAAAGTTACAAAATAATGATGAAACACCTTATGCCGAGGCTCGCCCGTTGGTTCGTATGGCGACACTTGCAAGACTTTTAAATAACAAGCAAAGACATGGCTACAAGATAGGTATTGTCACCGCCTTAGCAAAGAACGCCACAAAGGATTATGATGAAAAGGTTATCAAGGCAAAGATTGGTTGGCTGGCTCGCCACCTCGCCACAGTAAAGTTTGACAAGGTAAAGTTTGTACCTTATGAATATACAAAGAATAATGTAAACGCAGGTAATGATATTCTCTTTGATGATGAGGAACGCCACTTAAACGCATGGACGGGTGAAGCCCATCACGCAAAAGAAATAATAGAAATAATCAAGAATCTCCCTTGACAAAAGGGAGGTTTTGCCCGGGCGTTAACAAATTATTTACAATTTAAAGTATTGACAAAATTTAATTATTATGATATAATAAAGGTACAAAAAAGGAAAGGAAAGAAAAAAAATGAAAACAGAAAAACAGAGCAATATAACATTTACAGCATTCAAAGAAATTGAAGTTGGGGAAGTCTTTGAATACAATAATGAAATTTATATGGCAATAGATGAAGTACATATATCCATCTATAAAGAAGACTGTAACGCAATACATCTTGAATCTGCTGATTTTGTATGTATTCCTTATGATGAACAGGTAATACCTCTTCCAGACGCCAAACTAGTTTATTAAAAAAGAGGAGATAAAAATATGAGAAAAAAAGAATTTTTCTGTCCCATAGATGCTTGGGATTGTCCTTACTGGAAAGAAAACGGGTTTTGCTCAATGGTTGATGATGGCGATGACCCTGTATTAGAGTGTGATGATGCTGGCATGTTCTTTGAACCCGATGAAGACCATTTTATTTGGGTAGATGAAGAAGGTTGTATTTTTGATACAGAAAATGGGGATTAACAATCTTCATTTTTCTTTTGAGCGAAGCTCCCACGACATGTCAATGTCTTAGGGGAGCTTCGAATTTTTCTTTTGTATAAATTCACTAAATTTCCATCGCGATTTTTGTACATTTCACCAAAAGTAAAAAAATCCTAAAATTTTTTAAAAAAGGTGTTGACAATGCTTTCCCTTCGTGGTATAATATCATCAGTAAAAGAGAGAAAGGAACTCACCTATGAAATATTATATTGTACTTGATACAGAAACAACTAATTCAATTGATGACCCTATCGTTTATGACCTCGGTTTTGCTGTCGTTGACATTGACGGCAATGTTTACGAAACTCACTCGCTCGCAATTCGTGAAGTTATCACAGATGAAAAGCTTATGGATTCGGCATATTACGCACAGAAACTCCCTTCCTATTGGGAAGAAATCAAGGCAGGACAAAGAACCCTCTGCTCATGGTTTGAAGCGAAAAAGCTTCTTGCTTCTGTCTGCAAAAAGTACAATGTAAAAAGAATTTTCGCTCACAATATGCGGTTTGACTATCGTTCACTCAACCTCACTCAAAGATACAGAACTTCTTCAAAATATAGGTACTTCTTCCCCTATGGTGTAGAATTTTGGGACACCTTAAAAATGGCAAGACAGGTATTAAAAGAAGATACTCATTATCTCGACTTCTGCGACTATTACAATTATAAAACCTCAAGAAATATACCTCGCTTTACCGCTGAAATCATTTACAGATTTATCACTTCAAACAATGACTTCATCGAAGAGCATAAAGGCTTGGCTGATGTGCTTATCGAGAAAGAAATAATGCGGTTCTGCTTTGAGCGAATACCCGAAATCAACGGCGAACTGTGGGGTAAAACCCCCACAGCGCCAAAGGAAAAGAAATCAAGAGTCAGAAAATCAAGACCCAGCGACTTAATAAAAGATTGGTAAAAAGGGCTGAAAGGCCCTTTTTGGCGTGACGCTGGCGAACGCCAGTGCCACGAAATGTCAATAGGCAAACCATACAAAAATTTTAGATCTGATTTGTGCAAAACGTAGAACTCAAAAAATAATCCCAAAAAGTTGAAAAAACCTCTTGCAAAAATAAAAATAATATGATATAATATATACGTAAAGAGGAGAGAGAAAGAAACCTCAAACCTCACTACAAAAAAAATTTTTTATGAGAAAGGGATTTACACTATGACAAACTACAAATTTTCTGAAAAGGCTTTCTACGAAGCTCTCATCGCTTCCCCTATCGCTATGACCATCAAGGATACAGAGTACACGGCTGATGAGATTGCGGACTTCGCAAAAACAAAGCTTAACGCAATCGTTGAGCAGTACGCAAAGCGTTCAGCAAAGCGTTCTGAAAAGAAAGCAGACGAGAACGCCACCATTGAAAAGGCTATTCTCGGCGTAGTAGGTACAGAGCCTATGACTATCGCCAACATCGCCACAAACCTCGGTGGTGACTATTCCGTTCAGAAGCTGTCGCCTATCCTCAAGGCAATGGCTGACAATGGTTCTCTGACAAGAACTGTCGGCAAGGATAAGAGAGTTGCCTACTCTCGCTAAAAAAAGCCCTTTTGGGCTTTTTTCTTTTTGGCGAGTCTTTTGCGGCTTCCTTGCGTCTCCGCAAAAGACTCGAATTTGTCAATAGGCAGATCTCACAAAAATTTGATTAACTTTTTGTGCAAATCGCTGAATCGTATTTTTTTCCTAAAATGCTATTGTATTTTTTTATTTTCTATGGTATAATATTCTCGTAGAAAGGGGGAAGCATATGAGTATAAATCCACAAGTCACAAGAATCATGGAAGGGTTGCACTGTTCCCAAGAGGAAGCAGAAGCTATTTATCAGGACGACCTCGCCGTTGACAAAATGTCAATGAAGGAACTGAACGCAACTATGTCAGAGGACGAAAAAGCCGTTGTCAAGGCTATGACAAGGGCACAGAGAGCGGTCAACGCCTATGGCAAGACTGTAACTCGTCAGAGGAAGGTAGACGAGGACAAGGAAAGCCTTATCGCCAAACTTGCCGAGGTTCTCACCTCTGAAGGCTACAACGATGTTGTAGTAACCAATGTCGCCCGAGAAATCACTTTCAAAGCAGGCGACCGCAAATTGAAACTTACCCTCTCTGCCCCTCGATGATTCGAGGGGTTTTGCCTTTTGGCGCCGCTTTTGCGGTATACTGGCGTATCCGCAAAAGCGACGAGTTTGTCAATATATAACCTATACAAATTTTTATGGTGAGATTTGTGCAAAACGTAGAACCGCTCAAAATCCCAAAAAAACTTTTCAAAACTACTTGCAATATTCTAAAAAAAGTAGTATAATATATATGTAAAGAGGATGAGAGAGCGCAACACCTCTCCACTTTACAAAAATTATATTAATATGAGAAAGGGATTTACCATTATGACAAAACTTACTCTTAAAGCATTTTTCGCATACGTTGCTTCTCACCCGTTCGCAACTGATAATTTCTCAGTCGATGACATTAAGGCCTTCGCTAACAAGCAGGTCGAAGACATTGACAAGCAGTACGCCAAGAGAGCTGAAAAGCGTGCCGCAAAGAGAACTGATGAAAAGGCTGAACTCAAAGCCGTTGTCCTTGGCGCTCTCGGCACAGAGCCTATGACACTTGCCGCTCTGTCTGGCGCTCTGGCTAATGTTGGCGTAGAGGCATCCGTTCAGAAGCTTGCTCCTCTGATGAAGGAACTCGCAGAGGATGGAGAGGTCGAGAGAACCTCTGTTGACAAGCGTGTCGCTTATATACTCAAATAAGAAAAGCCCCTTGGGGCTTTTTCTTTTTGGCGAACCGCTCGCGTGCGCGAGTGGTTCGAATTTTGTCAAGAGATAATATTTACAAAAAATCATGCCCAAATTTGTGCAAAACGTAGAACTGCATTTTTTTCCCAAAAATCTGCATTGAACCTCTTGCAATTTTTAAAAAAATTTGCTATAATATATATACAGAAAGGGAGAGAACCCCACAGTCCTCGCTCTTCTGATTTCTACAATTCAAGAAAGGGAATATCTTATGTCAAAACTTACTCTTAAAGCCTTCATGTCCTATGTCGCTTCCAACCCTATCGCTTTCGATGATTTCACCGCTGATGAGGTTTCAGCTTGGGCACACAAGCAGGTTGAGGCTATTGAAACTCAGTACGCTCGTAGAGCCGTAAAACGTTCTGAGAAAAGAGCATCTGAGAACTCTGACCTTTCCTCTGCTATCCTTGGCGTGCTTAGCGAAACTCCTATGACTCTCGCTTCCGTGTCCTCGACTCTCGCTGAGGCAGGCATCACTGCTTCTGTGCAGAAACTTGCTCCACTTATGAAAGCCCTTGCAGAGAATGGGCAGGTAAAACGTTCAACTGTGGATAAGAGAGTTGCATACTCTCTTTAATTAAAATGCCCCAAAGGGCATTTTTTTTATGCAAAAAAAAAGATAGCTATTCGCGGGTTACAATCGAGGCTGTTTAAGCCTCGATTGTAACCCGACCTTTCCGTTCCTCTTCTATACGCAAATTTTCCGCTCACAAAAGTGACCTCGCTCCTTTGCACCCACGTTCCCAAAATTACGTTTCTTCGCCCCTTGGCTTCATCGCCGCGCGGTCGGACGCAAGAAAAGGCCCGCTTTGCCAACTTCACTAAAGCCCCTCGCCGGCGGACAAACCTGGCGCCGCCATTTTCTATTTCTCCTCAGTTCCCAAAAGTATCTTACTATTATCCAGATGGCAAAATTTGGATATTTTTACGTTTTCTCGTCCTTTTTCACGTTTTCTTCTTCATTTATCTCATTTTTCTCGATAATTTTGATTATTTTCGTCAAAATATACAAATTTTTTAATAAATTTTCGTTAAAATAACGAAAATTTCGTTAAAATAGAGAAAAATTAACGATTTTTTTATCAAATTTTGTATATTTTATCCAGAAGAGAGGAGAAAAGCTGGCGGATCGCAGGTGTGACTATGGTCAGAGCGCCAATGCGCCAATTTTCTGTTTCTTTTCTCTACTCTTGGATATAGCGAAACGGCAAAATTTGCCTATTTAAACGCAAAAAAGGCCTCCGTACGATAAAATTATCGCATAGAGGCCGAGAATTAATAAATTCGATTGAGAGAGATGAGAAAGGTAAAAAAGGAGAGGAAAACGGAGACGGAGAAAGAAGAAAAAAATTCAGAGCGAGGTGTGGCCCACAGTTTTCTCCCCATTTTCCAATCTCCTCTCTTCTCTTCTCTTCTCTCTTCTCTCTTCACAACCTTCTTGATCCAGTAGTACCTATCTCTCTTCTCTGTAAACCCTTCCCTTAATCAATACTACTTCTATTACTACTATCCAGTAGAAGCAATAAATAAGATGGCGCTTTCGAGCTCTGTCCCTTGTCACACCATTCTTTTGTTATGGCGGTTTCCTGTTTTTGTCTGTATCTGACTATTATTTGGCGACTTCCACTCCATTGCTTTAGCTATGGAGCTGGAAGCGCCCCAACTCCGCAACTAGGGAATAATTTTTCCTATATATAATAATATATATATAATATATAATATATATATAATATATATAATATATATATAATATATAATATATATAATAATAATATATATATAATATATAATATATATAATATATATAATAATAATATATAATATATATAATATATATATAATATATATAATATAATAATATATATATAATAACTCTCCCGATCTCGCCATTATATATTGATTTTTAGTACTATACTATTTTCCTCTCTTGTCCAACTTGACTTAAAAAATTTTTTATGTTATAATATAAATAGAAAAGTATAAGGAGAATTGTTTATGAATATATATAAACTTCAATAGGAAAGTCTTCAAATTGGCTTATCCGCTAATCCTAATGTAACCGCAAATTACGAAACCGCCTATGCCGATGGCTTCAATGCTGCCAAAAAGCTCTTTCAAGTTGAGGCAACGTGGCGGGAGGCAGGTAGTGACCTGGTCTGTTCTCGGTGTGAATCGAGAATACCTGCGGACGCCAAATCTAACTTTTGTCCCTATTGCGGTGCGTCTATGCAGGAAGGAGGACGAGTATTTTGATTGTTTATAAATATAATAATTGGATTTATGGATTATTGAGCTTTGGCGAATCCACAGATCCCCTATATCAATTACATACCCCCACCCCTAATGAAAAAGAGTATGCCGAGAAGAATGGCGTTGAATATGATACTTGGAAAGATTACTACCTCCAAACAAAAGAGAACCCCCTAATTAAAATAGACGCCGATTATGTTTGGATCAATACAGCGGGGGATATTATGGCGGCCTTGCCTGATCCTAAACGTAGTGCGGTTCTAATCTGTTCTGCTCTTGAGGGGCAGATGTTAAGTCAGAAACCTGATAGCTGTTATAGCTATCTTAAACATATATTAAAATGTATTTACGTTAGTATAGAGATGGCGCCCGACGGCTTTCCCGCGCCAAAAACACTCGAACAGAAGGAGGCTTTAAGGCAATGGATATCCACGCACAATATAGATACAGAGATTTAGTAAAATGCCCTCACACAAGTTACGAGGAGCATGGCGCGATAGGAGATGGGAAACATGATGATACAGATGCGATTCGTGCGACTCATGAGTATGCAAATAAATATGATCTGTATGTCATAGGTAGGCCCGGCGCCAAATATCTAACCTCAAAGCCGCAAGTTGCTGATATTAAGACTAGTTGCTACTGGAAAGATTGTACTTTTATTATTGATGATACTACTGAGGAAGTGGCGCAAGCGCCTCGAACCCCCATCTTTGCGGTTCACCCCTCTGTTGGTGAATATGATGGCGAAACAAGATACTTTAAAGGAGAAATCTGTAAAGGATATAAAACCCCCTATAAAAATGCTACTCTTGTAATTAAAGATCATTCTCAAGTTCATTTTAAGAGATTCGGTGAATGTGCTACTCCTGGCGCCCCTGCTATGGTCACAGTCACAACTGACAAGAATGGGTACATTGAGCAGACGATTATGCCTGCTATTCATAGAGTTGATGATGTCATAGTTCATGAAGGAGAGAAAGATAATTTATTCTTATACGGAGGAACCTTTATTACAATCGCCAATCAAGGCCCCTCTATGTATAAATATTATCAAAGAGGTATTAAGATCTTCAGATCTAATGTCACCATTAGTAATATAGAACACAAAGTAATCAATGAAGGATTATCTGGCGCTCCCTATGAAAGTTTTATTACAATTGCGGGTTGCAAAGATGTTGCCTTTGTTGATTCAAAGATACAAGCTAGAAAATTCTATTATGAGGGTGCTCGGCCAGGTGAAAGATCTGGTAATCCGATGGGAACATACGAAATTCAAATCAATGAAGCAGTTAATATCCATCTTGAAGGTATTACTCAAACAAACTTTGGCAAAGAGATTAGCAAGGTTACTTGGGGGCCAATCGCCACAAACTATTGTAATACAATAATTGTAAATAACTGTGTTCTCGATCGTTTTGATGCTCATAATGGAATTACAAACTTCTACATTTATAAAACGACTATTGGCTGGTAGGGTATTAAATTTACTGGCTGGGGATCTTGCTTCATTGAGGGGTGTAAGATCTGTGATACAAGCTTCATTGTATTAAGATATGACTATGGCGCTTTCTGGGATGGCGACATCTATATCAAGGATTGTGAATGGTTCTGGCCTGAAGATAATTTAAATACTCCGTGTCTTATTTCTGCTCTTAACTATGGCATGCATGATTTTGGGTATGTTTGTATGGGGCCACATAAGGTTATTATAGAGAATCTCTCTACTCTTGGCGATTACTATATTTTCTCTAACTACAACGATGATCCCGAAGAGAATCAGCCGTACCCGTATGTTCCGACGTCCGAGTTAACTGTCGAAAAGTGCCAAAAATCGCATATCAGAATATGTCCAGATGAAAGTAAGCCATTTTATAGTAAACTAAAAGTTAAATATATAGATTAAAAATAAAAATGTCGGAGTCAAAGCTCCGACATTTTTATAAAGCACATAGCCCATGTACAACCCATAAAATTACCAAAAATAATTGGCCCGATCGTAATTAAATCTGCCCATTCGGTTGCGCCTGCCCATATATAATAGAATTGGGCGATCGAGTGTTGGAATCCGCACAAGATGAAGACCATGACGGCGCCGATTACAAATAAAGGGTTTTTAGTTTGGCGGAACCCCTCTACAGCGATTGACATCAATATTCCGCACAGTATGCCGGCTACTATCGCCTCTAATACATTGCTATGGCAGATTGCCGAATGTGCCGCCTCGCTGATCGCTTTGCCACTTGGCAAATATCTTGTTAAGATACCCATAAAACCGCAACCTAAGAAGTTTCCCAAAAGTGTTAAAAGTAATGTTGTTATTTTGCATTCGCCTGTTGCTACGTATCCTGCTTTGCCTGTGAATAAGAATAATTTAAAATTAACTATACAGAATAAGCCAAAGGAGAATAATGCGGCCCCCGCTATTCCGCCACCAACGGACAGGTTCACAAACCCCGCCATACCTATTAACAAACCCGCAAAAAATGAAAGATAAAAAACGCGTATTTTTTCCATTTAAAAATCCTCTTTTCTTTTTCTAATTATATTATAACACATTTCTCTTTAAGATGCAAATATAGTCCTATTGATTTTTTTAAATTTTTATTATATAATATATATAGAAAATGAAGGAAGGAAGAGAAATTAAAGATGGGAACAGTTTATAACATGAATGGTAACGTAGCAAAGACATATCAGGATTGGGAAAAGCTTGGCGATCCTTATCGTGCAGATAACTTTAATCTGTATATAAAAGTTAAAAATCCCAAGACAAACGTAGAAAAAGCTGTAAGATGGTACACCTCTGCAGAACTTCAGAAGATGTATCCTGACATGATCGTGACTAAGGAAAAATATTTCAGAAGCCAGAAAGAAGTTCTTGGCTTTGACAAGGGTTATATCACAATTTTCAAGGACACTGGCTTTGAATACCTTGAATGGTTCCGCCAGTCCCCTTGCAGATTCAACAAGTGGTTCCATTGGTATCTTCCTTCTGAGTATGAAATGCCGGAAGATGCTCCTGCGGCTCTCGTGCCGATTAGGCTTGACTGGGATCAGGTCGGTGGCGAAGATGGTAAACTTTATGATGATGATACAGTTGCTAAAGTAATTGATTCTCTCATCTATGAACCCTCTGCCTCTAAACATCAGGGTAATATAGGCGAACGCATTGAGTTCGATGGCGAAGTTACTCATACTGCTGATATAAACAGCAAATATGGCAACTCCACTCTTCACACCTTCGAAGATGAAGCCGGCAATGTTTATATCTGGAATACTGCTTCCAAGACCATTCCCGTTGGCACAAAATGCCATGTCCGTGGCACTGTCAAAGATCACGGTCTGTATAAAAATGTAAAGCAGACAGTCCTGACCAGATGCATAATCAAGTAATTTCCTTTATCAATCATTTCTCATCTTTTGGGCAACCAGTAATAGATTGTTTTACTAGAGGCAACTGTTACTGGTTTGCCTCGCTCCTTTTGGAGAGATTTCCAGATGGAGAGATCGTGTATAATATCGTTGATAATCATTTTGCTTGGCGGCGGGCAGGTATGACCTATGACATAACGGGCGCCATTGATGGTTCTGGGTTTATAAATTGGAATGAGTATCAAAAAATAGATCCTTTACACTGTTCAAGGATTATTCGTGACTGTGTAATGTTTGATTGACTTTTTTGATTTTTTGTGATATAATATATATAGAAAAATAGAAAAGGGGAATAAAAATGTCAGATAGTCCGTTCATCGCCACGGTTACATACTGGAATGATGCAAAAGAGCCGTGGGAAAAGAAAACTACAAGTGTTCTTATCTATGCTGAAAATTTTACAGATGCGGCAAAAAGAGCTGAAAAATATTTTGATAATATTGAAGATATGCACATTTTCGGTCTTGCAGAAGAAGGAACTCTCTGCGAACTTACACCTGAAATGGTAGAATACTTTAAATCCGGCAAAGGCATCGGATGGGACGATTAACCAAGGTTAATCTAAAAAATACATGAAGGAGGAATTTTTATGTCTGAGCATGTTGGTTATGTTGTGAAAATTGACAAAATAGATAAACACCCTAATGCAGATAGACTTCAGATTGCTGAAATCTTTGGCAATCCTGTTATCGTAGATATGAATATTCATGCTGGAGATATAGGAATTTATTTCCCTGTTGACCTTCAGCTGTCTACTGAGTATTGCGATTACAATAATCTTGTTCGTAAAAAAGATGAAAATGGAAAAAATATTGGCGGGTACCTTGACCCTGATAAACGGAATATATGTGCGGTAAGACTTCGTGGCGAAAGATCTGATGGTCTTTTTATGCCTATAAAATCGCTTGACTATACTGGCGTGACCGATTGGTCTGTCGGACAGATCGTTGATGTAGTAAATGGACATGAAATTTGTCGTAAATATATACCTCGTTCAAATGCCCCGAAAGCGCCACGCGGAGAGAATAAAAACAAAAATACCAAACCCAAGTTCAAAGTTTCTCCTCTCTTCGTTGAACACGCTGATACTGAACAGCTTGCATATAACCTTGATCAGTTTAAAGTAGGCGATCAGGTAGAGATAACTCTGAAAATGCATGGTACTTCTGGACGTACTGGCTATCTGCCTGTATTTAAGAAAGAGAAGAAAACTCTTTGGCAGAAACTTACTCACCAGTCAGGTACTCCTATATATGAATATGACTATATCTCTGGTACTCGGAGAACTGTCCTTACCTCATTTGATGGTGGATATTATGGAAACGATGATTTCCGTAAAGAAGCAGAAGATCTGTTCGTAGGAAAACTTCACAAAGGTGAAGAGGTCTTTTATGAAATAGTTGGTTTTACTAATGATGGGCGTCCTATAATGCCATCTGTTCCTAACAGCAAAACCAATGATCCTGACTTTATCAAGAAATATGGCGAAATGACCGAATTTTCATACGGTTGCAATCCAAATGGAGTTGTCATGAAGTATGGGCGTGATGATATAGGCATGTTCTCAATTCCTGAAACTGTACCTAAACATGATGTCTATGTATATCGTATGACTATGACCAATGAAGATGGCGACATGGTTGAATATACCCCTGATTTTATGCGGTATCGTTGTGAACAGATGGGTGTAAAATCCGTACCTGTTTTCACTGCTTTTACTATACCTGCATGGACTCACTCTCTGAATATGGGCGCCGGCGAATATGTTAAGAAACTCTGTGAGTATTATTATGATGGACCTGATCCCGTCGGTAAAACTCACGTTAGAGAAGGTGTTGTAGCACGAATTATCAACCGTCCTACATTCACTGCGTACAAGGATAAGAACTGGTCATTCAAATGTCTAGAAGGTATTGCCAAAAACGATGCGGTGGCGCCTGACATGGAAGAAGCACAGGATCTCGTTGAAGAAAATAATTAAAAAGCCTCAATCGAGGCTTTTTTGATTTTTCTAAAAAAATATTGTATAATAATTGTAGAAAAATAAAGAAAAAGGTGTTTACAGGTGAAAACTTTTTATATCACGGGTGATTGCCACCGTATTTTTGATAGGTTTAAAGATCCCAACATTGATAAATCTGATATTGCTGTTATTATACTTGGCGATGCCGGTATAAATTATACGCTCGATGAACATGACGATCAAATTAAGGATTATATAACAAGGATTGCCCCTAATATTACTTTTTATTGCGTTCGAGGTAATCACGACGCTCGTCCGCAGAGTGTAAAAGGAATGAGGCTTGTATATGATCCAGAAGTACGAGGTAAGGTTTATGTTCAAAAGAAATGGCCTAACATTCGTTACTTTAAGGATTTTGGTATTTATTATATACCAAAGAAACGTGGCGGATTTTATAGAACTGCTGTAATAGGTGGCGCCTATAGCGTTGATAAATGGTATAGACTTACTAATAACCGCGGTATATGGTTTGCCGATGAGCAGCTCTCTCAAAAAGAGTTTGATGAATGTTATAGACTACTGGCGGACGGCAGCTATGACTTTGTTCTAACCCATACCTGCCCTAGACATTTCATGCCACAAGATTTGTTTCTGCAAGGTTTGGATCCTTCACTAATTGACAATTCAACAGAAGATTTTTTGTATAAATTGTCTAATAATATAAAATGGAAAATTTGGCTTTTTGGACATTTTCATGCAGATAGAATAGAATTTCCTCATGTTCAGCAATTTTATTATGACATTGTTGATATAAATGAGATTTGGGATTCTTGGAAAAAATATGATGAGGAACACCGCTTTTATCGGTGGGCAGAAACAGGTCCGCGCTTTTTCACATTATATAACATAGGTTACGAGGAGATATAATTATGCCAATGAGAGATGAATTAGGGGAGAGAATGAAAAGATATGAGCAAGTATCCGATGGTATGCTTGCTATAAAAACTCCTGTGATTATTCGTATAGATGGGAATGCTTTTCATACTTTTACAAAAGGATTTAATAAACCCTTTGATAAAAACTTTATAGAGGCCATGACTGCTACTTGCGAAGATCTGTGTAAAGATATTTCAGGTTGCCAATATGGTTTTGTACAAAGTGACGAAATTTCTCTGTTCCTTTGTGACTATGAAAAGATCGAAACCCAGCCTTGGTTTGACTATCGGATACAGAAACTCGCTAGTATAGCAGCCGCAAAAGCAACTTGGTTTTTTAATAAACACTTAAATGAAGAGTATGAAAAGGCAAAGGCAGAAAATCCGCACTCAACAATTACTATTTTCCTTGGCGAGAAAATAAAAAAGATGGCTTGTTTTGATGCAAGAGCATTCAATATTCCAAAAGATGAGATCTCTAACTATTTCATCTGGCGTCAAAATGATGCTATCCGCAATGCTATTCTGTCTGTGGCGCAGCTGGTTATGCCATCATCAGAGCTGATGAATAAAAACATTAAACAATTAAAATCTATTTTAACAGATAAATATAATGTTCAGTTTGAGGGTATCCCTTCAAGATGTCTGCGCGGTACTTTTATTTCAAAAGAATATGATCCAGACAAATGTAAAAAAGTTTGGATTACTGATAAAGAAACTCCTGATTTTAAAGAGCATCGCGAAATATTAGAAGAATTTTCGTGATTTAAATATCAAGTAGTTTATGACTACTTGATATTTTTTATTTTTTTTGATATAATATATATAGAAAAATAGGAAAAGAGGAGTTTCAAATGGCTAATCTTTGGATAATGGTAGGTATCCCCGGATCTGGGAAATCTTATGAAGCAAATAGACGGGCGAAAGAGAATGGCGGCGTTGTCATATCAAGAGATAGTATTCGTTTTTCAATGCTGAAAGAAGGCGAGGCTTACTTTTCACACGAGCCGGCTGTCTTTAAAGAATATGTAAGACAGATCGATGAAGCACTTCTTCATAATGATAACGTATATGCGGACGCCACTCAGTTGAACTGGGCAAGCCGTCGGAAACTTATCAATGCTGTTAATAAAACTCCTAATGTAGAAATTAAATACCTGTTTATGAACACTACTTTTGGAGAGTGTATCGCTAGAAACGAAAAAAGAGAAGGGCTTGCATTGATACCTGAAGAGGTTCTTGATAAAATGTTTTGTACTCTTGAACACCCTGAAGATGATCCCTATATTTATGCAGGAGGAGAGGAGATTTTAGATTGATATTCGTTACATCTGATTTTCATTTCAATCATAATAAAGAGTTTGTTTATAAGAAGCGTGGTTTTGAAACTGTCGAAGATATGAATGAAGCAATAATCGACGCTGTTAATAGTGTCGTTACATATCATGATGATCTGTATATTCTTGGCGATTTGATGCTTGGGGATAATGATAAAGGTCTTGAATGTTTAAAGCGGATTAAATGCAATAATCTTCATATCGTTTATGGCAATCATGATACTGATACTCGGAAGGCTCTTTACCAAACTCTTCCTCAGAATATAGTTGAAGCAGATCATGCTCTTGTTTTAAAATATGATAAGCTTCATTATTATTTCAGTCATTATCCTACTCTCACTGGGAATATCTCAAAAGAACATCTTCATCAGATGACTTTGAATGTTCATGGTCATACTCATCAGGACAATGTTTTTCTTGATAAAGATAAATACCCTTTTATGTTTCATGCGGGAGTGGACTCTGCTGTAAATTTTAGACCTTGGAGCCTTGATGAAATAGGGGTTCTTTTAGCTATGAATTATTTATCATTAAAAGAAAGGGGAGAATAAAAATGAGCGTTTATGCTTTTTCAGATATACACGGCAATGGTATTTTGTGGGATAATATAAAGAATTTTTTATCACCAGATGATAAAGTCTATTTCTTGGGAGACGCCATAGACAGGGGTCCAGATGGATTCAGAATAATGAAGGAAATAATGGCGGATTCGAGGTTTGTCTACCTCAAGGGAAACCATGAACTTTTGATGCAGGATGCTCTTGAAACATTCAAATCGATTAATGACCTCGATAATGAAGATATGGAACTTTGGGATTATAATGGAGGCTTTCTTACCCTTATGAATTGGGCAAAAGAAGGTGCTGATTTCAGTTGGATTGATAAAATTAAGAAGTTGCCCTTAACAACTTCTTATACGAATGAGGCTGGAATACTTTTTGAAATGTCTCATGCTGGCTATAATCCCGGCAAAATCCCCTCCGATGAGAAACAACTTGTTTGGGATCGTAACCATATCTTTGAAATACCAGACATAAACCAAGTAGACCCATATACAAAAATACTTCATGGGCATAGTCCTGCGCCTTATTATCATCAAAAAATTAAAATAGAAGATCCTTCTTTTAGTAATGAGTTGACTGAAAATATTCTTGTGTATAGTACCTATGGTACAAAGATAGATATAGATAGCTGGACTTTCAAAACAAAATCAATATCTCTGTTGAACCTTGATACCTATGAAGTACATATCTTCAATGAATAAAATAAAAACACCAGATTTCTGGTGTTTTTTTGTTAATGTTGAAAAAAAATAAAAAATTTTATATAATATATATAGAAAAAGAAAAAAGGAGAAAGACAGATATGACATGGCACAAATCAGAAGATATGAAAGATATAAAAGACATTTGGCTTCCAGTTGTCTTTTGGATAGAGAAATACCCAGGTAGGTATAGCCTCATAAGAGGCTGGACTGAAAATAACGTCAAGATAGAGACAGATGATGGGAATAAGGTAACATACGATGTAGTCTTTGAAGATGAAAATAGTTTTGATGATTATTATACTCCAAATTCTGTTCTTTATTGGGTTTATGAGAACGAACTGTGGAATGATGTAAACGGAGGTCAAGAACAAAATGTTTGATGATTATGATGATGTTTATACTTATCTTGGCGATGAAGATGATAAAGAAGACTATGATGATGATGATGATGATGATTTTGATATAGAAGATACTTGCCCTAGATGCAAAGATTGCGGTTGCCCCCTTGATGAAGATAATGACTTTTATCTTGAACCCTATCCCCATTTAACTTGTCCTCGATGCGGAGAATGGTATCCCCTATTTTAAAACAGAAAGGTAATCTATATGGATTCTATTTATAATGCCCTTACAGAAGAAGACAGAAAGAATATCTACAACTATTTGAAGTGGAATAGTCAGAATGCAAATTATTTTGAGTGTCCAAAAGAAGAGAATCTTCCTCGTATTCTTCGCTACTGGGAACAGGATAAAAGGGATCTATATACTTTGTTAGATAATAATCTTATCCTTTCTCAAAAGATAACTGTTCCTTTTGTCGAAGAAATTGCCATTAGAGAATGTGCCAAAGATGATATAGTATATAAATTTATAAGCAAATTAAAATATATCTTTTCTACTTATGGAAGCGATCTTCATACTCTTTATAGTTCTTATCCACGTTATGGTCATTTTGAAGGTAGTTTGTGGATTGAAGATGTAGAAGCTTTTGTGTCTGCTTGCAAAGCCGTTGATGAGAATCCTCATAGCCTTTATGATATTATATTGTCAAGTGTTCTTAACATATCCAATATAATTAACAATGAAATAACATGGGCATCTTGGCGGCACCGTAATTATATTGTAATTCCATATGGAACAGATGGCGATACTGTTAAAATTTCATATGGTGAAAAAACCATGAAAGCGATTGGAAAAATTGTTCATGCAATTTTCCCAAATCTTATAGATGAATATGAGGAATTCCGCATTAGAGTTTCGCAAATTACAAACCAAAGTCGTTTATCTGGCGATTTATGTCTATCTATTCACCCCTTGGATTTTATGACTATGAGTGATAATAGCTCTGGTTGGTCAACTTGTATGAGCTGGAAAAAAATAGGTGAATATAGATCTGGCACTGTTGAGATGATGAATTCTAGTTGTGTAGTCATTGGATACCTCAAGTCAGAAACTGAAAAATTTAAGTTTGCAGAAAACCGTGCCAATCCTTCTTATGAGGGAGAGTGGAACTCTAAAAAGTGGCGTTGCTTATTTATAGTCACCAACGGCGCAATTGTGTCTATAAAACCATATCCATATTATAATGAATTTCTTGTCAAATCTTGTTTAAAATGGCTTAAAAAGCTGTATGATAAAAACCTTGCTCCTACTTCTTGGTTTGATCCTATTGAGGAAGAAGAACCGGAAACTCTTGGTGAAGATATTGAAGATATGTTTCAAACAGATAATATGTATAATGATTTTGGATCCACTACGCATTTTGGTTATTTTAATGAAAAATTTTTTGAATTAAGCGAATTTAATTATAGTGGAATGTTGAACTGCATGTGCTGCGGAGATGACTTTTGGACAGATGAAGAAGAAGGAGATGATCAGCATTCTAGAGTTGCTTGCTGTGACTGCGATCCTCCTTGCGAAGAAGATTCACTCGATTATATATACTAAAGCCCCACTGCGAAATGCATGGGGCTTTTGCCCTCTTTTATCAATGCCCATTTGAAAAAAATAAAAAAATATAATATAATATATATAGAAAATGAAAGAAAAGAGGAATTTTTTATGTCATCTCCTTACAACGCTTTAACAGAAAATGATAAGACCAACATTTTTGAGTATCTGCTCTGGAATAGCCATCATTGTGGAGCCGATGAACCGTATGATAGAGAGAGTAAGAAGGTTCTTTCCTATTGGGATAAAGCAAAAGAAAATCTGTTTGAACTGTTTGATCACAACCTTATCCTTTCAAAGAAGGTAACTATTCCTTTTGTAAAAGAGGTTGCAGAAGAAGAGTTTTATCATAATTCAACTATTCAGAACTTTTTGAGTCATATAAGAAGATTGAGTACCTTTTATGCTACGGATAGTTATAAAGATTGGTATTGGCTTAGCTCTGCTCAGAAAGAAGAAATGTCTTCAGTTAATTGGCTTTCTGAGAGCAAGCTGTTTCAGATAAGATGTTCTGACTATGATGAAAGATCTTGGTATGTCGAAAACCTGCTGATGAATACAATTTTTGATGCACAGGGTATCCTTAACCAGACAATAGAATGGCAGGATTATCAGATCAATTCTAATATCTGTTATATTCCTTACACAGAAAGTGAAGCAATTAAAGTCACAAAAGGCGAAAAAACAATGAGAGTTATTGGTAAGCTGGTAAGGAATTGCTTCCCCTCTTTGACAGAGGAATATGAAAGATTTAGAATAGCTGTATCTCGTCTGTTTAATACAAGTGGCTTATCTGGCGATCTGTGTCTTTCAATTCATCCTCTTGACTATATGACAATGAGTGATAACGAAGCTAATTGGTCTTCTTGCATGAGTTGGGAAGACGAAGGAGAATATCGTTGTGGCACAGTCGAAATGATGAACTCCGAAAGCGTTGTTGTAGGATATTTGAAGTCAGAAAACACTGTAATGGAAAAAGGTAATGCTCATTGGAACTCTAAAAAATGGCGTTCTCTATTTATAGTCACCGAGGGGGCTATTGTATCTGTAAAAGGATACCCTTATGCAAGTGATGTTCTTACAAAAGAATGTCTGACTTGGCTGAAAGAGCTGTATGATAAATGTCCTGTTTATAATGGTCATATTTTTCCAGAAGACATGATGACTTTAGATGAGTCATGTACTAATAAATTCCGTACCAATTATATGTATAATGATTTTGGTACCACTACTCACTATGGATATGTATCAGGTGATTTTTGTAAAAATAGATATGATACTTTCCTTTATAGTGGCGTTTTGAATTGTATGTCTTGTGGCGAACCGTGGGACATTGATGGATACGATCCAAGAACTCGCAACGTAAACTGCCAGGATTGTAACCCGACTGACGAAGAAGATGAAGATGAAGATTATGATCAGACTTGGGACGATTACACGGGCGAATATATAAATACAGAGGATGCTGTTGTTGTTGGCATCTTTGCATCTTCAAAAGAAGAAGCAGAACACGTTCTGAGCACTCATGGATATATTCCAGACAATGTGATTGGTCATGCCTATGTTACAACAGCTTCATATAACATTGATCATGTTAGAGTAGCAAGTGTCGAAAATGGCGATATAACTCATAGGTATTATCTTGGAACATTAGATGTAGAGCATACTTTTAACGGCAATATGGGCGGTTATTATATTTTCTTAAAAGATCAGAACTACTCAAAAATGGATTCTGTTGACATGGACTTCTTACGTTGTATTTTCACTGCTTCTGCTCTTGATTCAATTATCGAAGAGTCCAAAAAAACAACGGCCGAATGTAGTTGCAGTTGAAAAAAATAAAAAAATATTATATAATATATTCAGAAAGAAAAAATAAATAAAAAAACTAAAAATTAAAGGAGAAACACAATGTCTAACACCACAAAAATCACAAAGAAAGCTATGTTTTCCACTATCGCTGACCTGCTCGCTGACAATGCCGATGTTGTGAAGTTCTGCAATGCCGAGATCGCTCTTCTTGACAAGAGAGCTGATAAGGAAAGAGCTCGTGCGCAGGCAAAGAGAGCAAATGATCCCCTGCTCGAGGTTGTAGCAAATGCGGTTGGTCCTGACTATATGTCCATCGCGGATATAGTAGCCGCTATCGACGACGAGTCTGTTACCGCAGGCAAGGTTGCCGCAAGACTCTCCAAGCTGATTGATGCCGGCAAGGTTGAGAAGGAAGATGCAACCATCGACAAGAGACGTATCAAGGTTTACCGTACCGTTCAGGCTGACTAATAGATAATCCCTCTCTCATAGGGCGACAGAAATGCCGCCCTTTTTGATTTTTAAAAAAATTTTTGTTATAATATAGATAAGAAGAAAAAACTTTTAGATAAGGGGTGTTGATATTTTTAATGAAATATTGTGTTAATGTTCTACAACCGCCCAGGATTTTATCACAGGCTGATGAAATTAAAGTAGAATTAAAAAGCTGGGAGGCTGCTTATGATATTAAGCATGACTATCCAGATGCGAAGATTATCATTAGTGTCCCAAAGTATGCACAGCTTATTGATGTTCCATACAAAGATCTTCAGGAGCTTGATGCGACAGTTGAATTTGATTCTGCCAGCAATATGTCACTGATTAATGAATGTGTTAATCATAATGTAAAATATTATTTTAGAACTCCAATTAAAACTTGGTATGAACTTAATAGCGTTCTTAATAGTGTTCTTAAAATGAATTTAAGTGCTATTGTGATAGGCGCCCCTTTGTTTTTTGACCTTCCAAAAGTAAAAGAATTTATACACAAAGATAATATTGATATTAGATTTTGTCCAAACTATATTGAAAAAAATGCGTTTTCAGATGGCTTACATAATGCATGGATCAGACCTGAAGATGCCAAGTTATATGAGGGAATAATAACAACTTTCGATTTTTCTGCTGGACCCCTTGGACCAGCTGCGGCAAGCTTAAAAATATATAAAGAAGGCGCTTGGCCTGGGAATTTAGCATTGGTTATTGAAGGATTAAATATTCATGTTGATAATAGAATCGTACCAGAAGATTTTGGAAAGAGTCGTTTGAAATGTAGACAACGATGCATGGATCCGAATAGTATACCTTGTCACTTGTGCGATAGGGCTATTGAATTATGTAAAGCAATGAGAGATGCGTTCTATGCATCAGGAGGAGAGATTGATGAATAGACTATTGATGAATGAAGAAGATTTTAACCTTTTAAAGAGTATCCTTCAAATAACTGATGCCCCTTTAAAAACTTGGCTCCACAGTATTTGTGGGTTAAAAGAAATGGGATTTAAAGAGGTCGTTAACGATAAAGATTTTCTATACGCTGAAGGAGATATTCCTATTCTGATAGTTTGTCATCTAGATACTGTCTTTACATATCCTCCGAAAGAAATTTTTTATGATAAAGATAATAATGTTATGTGGGCGCCAGGTGGTGCAGGGTTTGATGATAGAGCCGGAGTTATGGTTTGTCTCAAAATGTTCCAAGAAATAAGACCTCTCCCTTCATTTTTATTCTGTTGTGATGAAGAGATTGGCGGTAATGGAGCAATAATGGCTACACAGAAACTGGCTGAAAAAGTTAAGGATAAATTTAAATACATAATTGAAGTTGACCGAAGAGGAGCAAAAGATTGCGTATTTTATGATGATACTAATAAAAAGTTCCATGATTATGTCGAGAAATTTGGCTTCAAAACAGAAAGAGGAACTTTTTCAGACATCTCTTTTCTTGCTCCTGGTTGGGGCATAAGTGCAGTTAATTTAAGCATTGGATATGTTGATGAACATACCTCTTCTGAAAGACTTTATGTAGGTTGTTTTTTGATGACTTATCGAAAAATCTTAAAGATGTTAAAAGATGCAGACAGTGCTGAATTTTTTAAGTATGAGAGTACCTCATCATACAAGGGATTCCATTATCATTATATGGGCGAAGGTCGTACATGTGATTTATGTGGCGCACCTCTTGACGATAAACACTATACTGTTTATAGTGAAAGCCCAGGAGATGATGAAGAAGTATCAGTACTGTGTGACCAATGTTTATCATTAATAGGAGATGATCTCAATGATGGATATGAATATTAATCTCATCAAGCAGCAGGTTTTAGAAATTTTTGAACAGTTTATAACAAGACCAAAGGTAGATCAATTAATAGATACTTGGTTCCAGAAAAAACAATCCTTTTTAAGAGTATTTAACGGCCCTATTTATGAATATCCGTATCCTGTGACTATAACTCTTCCAGATGCAAGAAAAGAAGAGATTTACTCAGAATTTCGTGATTCCATTAAAGATCTTGATATATTGCGTTTTTTCTATCAAGTTTCTACGGAAGAGTTTTTTGAAAATCGTTTTGCGAAAGATACTGATTTATTTACTAAACCAGTTTATTTTGATGATTTAACTGGTGAAGAGCAAAAAAATGACCTTGATATGTATACCATACCTGTCAATAAAGGAGCAAAAGTATTAAAAACTTTGAATTTGTTTGCAAAAAATTTTGATACGACAAAAATGCACAAAACAATCAGAGAATATCAAGATCTGGCTAGTACATATATCCAGAAGCAGAAAATGACTGGAACTCTGTGCTTGTCTGTACACCCTCTAGATTTTTTATCAATTAGTGAGAATGCGGAGAATTGGCGGAGTTGCCATGCGTTAAATGGCGACTACAGAAGTGGAAATCTGGAGTATATGACTAATGAAAGTACCTTTATTGCTTATATTAAAGCAGATGAAGACAAGGTTCTTCCTAGATTCCCTAATTGGATACCGTGGAACTCTAAGAAATGGCGTACTCTGATGTTTTTATCAAATGATTATAGCATACTCTTTGCAGGAAGAAGCTATCCATTTGATAATCCAGAGCTTTTAGGTATAATTAAAAATGTTTTTTGCGATCTTTTTAGGTGCATGGCTACGCCCTGGACAGATCAGAGCATTAAAACTTTTACTTTTGACGATAACACAACAACTAATTTAACATTACGATATTATTATATAGGGCATAGATTAAAAGATTTATATGAACTATGTGGAATGACGAATAAAAAAACGTATTTAGCTTATAATGATTTAATTTTTTCACATCATTATATTCCAAAATATTGTTATTTATCACCTCAAGCCTTTTTAGGTGACCAAAATATTATGGAAACTTGGAGTAGTATTCATTATCATGATTTAACTACTCGTATAACGATGATTGATATGCACCCTCCGGTAAAATGTCTGCACTGTGGGAAAAATGATATTACTAATGGCGAATCTTTCGTTTGTGATGATTGTCTAGAAGAGGGTTATGGCTCTTTAGCCTCTGATGAAAGAGCTGCTCAAGAAGCAGAAGAAGAAGAAGAAAATAATGAAGTAGAGGGAGATTTCTAATGAAAGGTAATATAGCAAAAAAATTTGTTTTTGACGCAATAAAAGAAGTCTTTGGAACTGCTTATGCAGGAGAAAAAGATGGAAAGTTATATCTTAATCTTGATGAAGATGGCGTTCCTGTACAAGTGGCGCTCTCGATAACCTGCCCTAAAGTTCCTTTTGTGGCGGATGGCGCAACCACTGCTCCGGCACAAGCTACCTCAGCAGCTTTTCCTGAACCTGAGAAGCAGGCCGCGCCAGACGTTTCCAAAGATGAAGATGAAATGATTTCAAAATTCATTTCTTCTTTTGGATTTTAATAAAGGAGATAAAAATGGTTGCTACATCTTGGCTCAATACAATAAATGATTTTTTATCTACTCATACCCCATCTCCTTGTCCACAATGTGGAAAAGATAGAGATTATAAAATAACTTGCCATAGAGAAAAACAAGGTAGAGAAAAGAGTATCCTTATTGAAAATATTTTAGTATATTGTCCTAATGACTGCGGAGCCCCTGATGAAACTCTCGTTTCTACAATAATAACTATGTCACCGGCCTTTGCAGAGAAACTTCGAACATAAAAAGGTGGACAAAAATGGAGAATAGAGTAAAGAGAAAAAGCAAAAGAAGATATGAATGTAGAAGTTGTTTTATAGATAATCATAAGACTGGCCTTGGGTTGCTCATAATGGGAGTTCTTGTGCTTGCACTTGTTATTATTTTAGAGTTTTATGTTCCAGGGATTTATGCTTGATAAGTAATATAGGAGGTTTACTATGAGTCGCTCATATAAAAAAGTTTGTATTTCAAAGCCTAGCAATGATCAATTTTTTAAAAGATATTCAAATCGTATTTTTAGAAAAAGACCGATTAATGACGAAAAAGAAGACTTTCAGTATGGTGACTATAAGAAATTTTTGTGTAATTGGCTGATTTCTGAGTTTAAATTTTTAGAGCCTTATTTGACTTTCCCAAAATTCAAAGAATGGTATCTTGAGCATATCGATCTCTTTAGAAAAAATCACCTCCTTTCAGATAGGGAAATAAAGCGAATATATTATAAATGGTATAGAAATAAATAATCTATACCCCTATTTGGCAACTTACTCAAGTGGTGAAGAGGCCGGTCTGCAAAACCGGTATGCATAGGTTCGAATCCTATAGTTGCCTTTAAGGACGGCTTCGGGGGAACCTGTTAACACAGGCTGACCGTTTAATAAATGAACCCTATATATAGATAAAAACTTCTTCAGTATCAATGATAAGTTTTTCCTTAATTTTATTAAGTTTTTTTACTCATTGATTTTATATATAAAAAGAAGAAAAGATGAATACTCTTTTCTTCTTTTCCATTGGAGACTACTATGAAGTTTTATATTTCATATTTTTATAAATTAAGATTTTTCAGTAAAAATGTTATACCCCTAAGTACCTGTCATAGTGATCCTGCTTGGTTTCATCAGGGTCAAGGGTTATCTCATGTTTATAAAGATAAAAATGGAGTATATTGTGGCTTGCGGGCAGAACCGCTTGTCCCAGGACCTCTTTGTGAAGGTGCCTGTTCAGGGCCAGAACGTTGTGTAGAAAAAGGACATGGAACTTGCGACTTTTTAACGAGTTATAGTATTCAACTACATTCATTAGATTTTAATGAAATAGTTAAAAGAAGCGAGGATTTGGCTTTACGAATCCAGAAGAAGGAAGGGTTCGAGGAAGAGCCCGTAATTGTCTTGTTAGTTTATGAGGTTCCTTCTAATCCATGTAGCGAAAGAGTTGTTTTACAAAAATGGTTCGCTGAAAATAATATTGATCTCCCTGAATGGGAACAAAGTTGACTTTTTAAAAAAAATATGATATAATTTTTATAGTAAGTAGAGATAAAGGAGTGTTGATATGGGCGATTTATGGAAAGGTATGCAAAATATAACTAATTTAACAACCACAGAGAATGGCGCAGCCGCTTACTCTTCGACTTTGAATGCGTGTCTTGACGCCTTTGGGCGACTCGGCGCCATGCAGGATTCAAGCGAAGACGCTATTTTGTCAGTATTTTGGGACGCTTTTAATGAGGATCCCTATATCGCCATGCATATCTTGTTCTATATGAGAGATATTCGTGGTGGCCAGGGTATAAGAAGACCTTTTAGAATAATACTGACTAGTCTGGCGGAAAAGAAACCTAATTATGTTATCAGGAATTTTGATCTGATTGCAGAATTTGGAAGATATGACGACTATCTCTGTCTTCTGGATACCCAGTTAGGAGAGATGGTAGCAAAATATCTTCATACAAGATTTTGTTCTGATTTATCTCATTATATATTAGGACAAGATGATCAGATTTCACTTCTGGCGAAGTGGCTTCCCTCTATCAATACCTCCTCTGCTCAAACCCGCAGATACGCCCGTATGCTGTGTAAATATTGGAATATATCCATTCCGCAGTATAGAAGAGATCTTTCCAAATTAAGGACTATCCTTGATGTTGTTGAAAAGAAGATGTCAGATAAGCAGTGGGATAAAATTAAGTATGATAATGTTCCTAGCATAGCTAGTTTAAAGTATGCACATGCTTTTTATCGTCATGACAAAGATAGATATAAATCTTTCCTTGAAAAAGATGCTGCAATAAATGCAAATGCGATTTATCCAAAAGATATAGTCAAAAAGGCTCAATCTGATGAATTAAATGCAGCAGTTGCAGATATAATGTGGAAAAATTTGCCTAATTATTTTGGCGATACCGAGGATACTGCTATTTGCATGGTAGATACCTCTGCATCAATGTGGGGTACTCCCTATGACGTGGCGCTTTCTCTTGGATTGTATTGTGCTGATAAATGTCATGGTCCTTACTATGGCAAATTTATAACTTTTGCAAGTACTCCTCAACTGAAATCTTTTGGAGAAGGAACTCTTGCACAAAAAATAAAAAGGATTCATTGTATAAATGCTGGTAGCACAAATATTGAAGCAGCTTTTGATCTTATCCTTAATGCCGCACTTAATGAAAACTTAGATCCAAAAGATATGCCTTCAAAATTGTATATTATCTCTGATATGCAATTTAATAGAGCTACCGGATCGCACTCTGGCTCTTTAATGCAAGGCATAAAAGAAAAATTTGAAGCAAATGGATACAAAATGCCTACTATTGTTTATTGGAATGTATCTGGTCGTTATTCAGATGGAATTTTTCAAGCAACATATGGCGATATAGATTGTATAATCTGTAGCGGGTATTCCCCCTCTTTGTTTAAATCTATTTGTGATAGCACTTTTACTATCAATTCAAAAGAAGAAAAACCAACAATTGATCCTCTTACCGTTATGTATAATACAGTTTGTGCCGAGCGCTATACAGTAATCTGGGCATGATCTGGTAGATACAATTTGCAAAAAAATAAAAAAAATGATATAATATTTATAGAAAATAAAGACACTTTCAGCAAAAAAAGATTTTTTTAGAAAATAATAACAGTTGACGAAAAGGTGTCTTGTCTTTCCCCTTTCTCACCACATTTTAATTAAAGACGCATTACAGCAATTTATTATTCTGCTGATATATTTATTAAATATAACATTTTTAGCGTCTTGTTTCTCTCCTCTCTAGATGCCTATGTTTGAAACCTAATGAACATAGGCTAACTTATTTTTTATAAAGGAGTAAAAGGAATGTCCGCAGAATATCTTATCTTAAAATATGAAAATAGGTATAGGCTTTTAGCATCAAGAGGTACCGCCAATCAGAAAATCCTCAACAAGATAGAAAGAAAAATTCGTTCTCTTAAAAAGGCAATTTGATTTTTTATAAAAAAAATTATATAATATTTATAGAAAAGGAAAAAAGACCTTTTCTTCCTAACTTTAAAATCTATCTTAACAAATAGATTCATTCCCTTTCTTTCTTTTTTGGTACGGGTTTGCGGTTAGCCTGAAAAACCGCCTTGTGCAGGTATCGCTTAATGGTAGAGCCTCGGTTTACCAAACCGAAGATGAGAGTTCGATTCTCTCTACCTGCTTGGAGATTAAATATGAAAAATATTTTGTACTTAATACATCATTTTGATGACAAAGGAATTTTAAGGGATACTCGTGAAGGCATAATTAGCCTACATGAAGATACACAAGATGATCAAATTGATGACTTTATTAAAATGCTAATGAATGAATATCATTTTGATAATAAAAATGATACTTTCTTTTGGAAAGAAATTTCTGATGAAGAAATAGTATCATATCGAGAAGAAAATCCAGAAGTCCCTGTAATGATAATACGAAATAACTCCTAATTATCACGGCCCTATCTTCTAGTGGCATAGGAAGTGCGGTTCTCAGCCGCAAAACGCAAGTTCGATTCTTGCTGGGGTCATCGTATAAAAGGAAAGAAAAAAAAGGAGTAAAAGGAAATGAGTCAGTACGCAGAATTTTTTATTAGAAAAGGTGAAAATGATTATACTTTTCTTGATTCATTCTCTTGCAACAGTGATGTTCAACAGGCTCTTGACGAAGCTGGTTTTCTCAGATGGGAAAAACTTGTTCATCTGGATCGTAAAGACTTTCGCCAGTTGTCTAAAATTATGCAGGACAAAATTGAAGTTATAAATGATGAAATCAAGAAAACGAGAGAAAAGATTGATCTTATCACCAAAATGAATAATGACATCAATGATAAGTTGGAACTGATCAATGAGAATATGGCTGCCATAGAAGAAATGGAAGAAGATAAAAGGTCATATCAGTTCACTATGAATTTCTTTGATATTCTTGGAAATATGGCAAATACTTTCTCTTATTCTGAAAAGAATCAAGAAATCTACGTTGGTCTTGAAGTTGGTACGCATCCTACTGATAATGATATAGCATAAGTTTAATTGGAAAGCACATCAACTTTACTATGGTCATTTTATAGAAAGAGGTTTTTTATGAGTCAGTATGCTAGCTTTTATCTTCGAAGAGGAAAAGATGATTTTATTTTCCTTGACGAATTTTGCCGTACTTCCTTTATGTATAAAGTTTTTAACGATGCAAGCTATCTTCACTGGGAAAAACTTGTAAGAGTAAAAAAAGAAGATTTTCATTTTCTTATTAGTGCTGCAGAAAAAGACAAAAAAAGACTTGAAGATAGAAAAATTGAGCTTGAACAGCAACTTAATCTTATCAAAGAAGCTAATAATTCCATCTCTGATAAAATAGAAGCAATGAATGACATTCAAGAATATATTAAAGATATTAATTGCGATCTATCTTCTTATGATTTTGTAATCAATGTTCTTCATTGTTTTGAATCAATAATAACAAATTATGAAGGTGGATATTATTCTACAGAAAAATACTCTATTGAATTTTATGTAGGACTTGATGTTAATTCAGATCCAACAGATGCAGATATACTTATGTAATAATTGGAAAGTCATCAGCCTTTAAAGAGAGATGTTCTCGTAGACATGGATTAAACTGATAAACTACCACCGGCGCAACCAAATATCTAGAATATTATTAAACCAGAATTAAAAATGTGTGTAAGCAATTTCAATTCATTATTTTTGCATTTAATAATGTTTCTTCCCAGCCCGTCTAGAGGCGTGCGATATGTGGCTTTGTGGCTAACGAGGAAAAATAAAAGGCAAAGTAATCAGTTCTTGGCCCCTTCTTCTAACAGGCTAGGAAATCGGCCTTTCACGTCGATAATGCTGAGTTCGAATCTCGCAGGGGTCATTTGGTGAAGTAGAAAACAGAGTGGGTGGAGAAAAGACGCGTCCCCTTCTCAGAAACCTTGGATATTTTCCAGCGGGAATAAGTATTACTTTACCATTTTTTTATTATTGGGACATTGTGTAATGGTAGCACATCAGACTTTGACTCTGACAGTGGTAGTTCGAACCTACCTGCCCCAGTTTTGAATATACGGTAAAGTCTTAAAAGAAAAATAAAAGAGGAGAAGGAATAATGTCTGCTGATACATATACTGTGAAAGTAGAATCACTAACGGTAGCACAGCATATGGCTATTGATATAGCAATGCTACTTGTGGAAGCTATGTTTGGACATTGGTTTAATGCAACAAATTTGGCAATTACTATCGAAAGAGAAGACAATAAAACGAGTGAGATGGTTAAAACAGAAAGTGATAAAGTGAGATAAAACCTTTTAGAGTAATAAAAATTGACTTTTTTAAAATTTTTTGATATAATATATTTAGAAAAAGAAAATAAATGAGGAAAAATTTTATGTATAATGTAGGGGATAAGATTAAAATTCTTAATATGAAAGGTGAATCGCAGTACGCAGGAAAAGAAGGCATTATCGAAAGAATAAGCAAAGATCCGTATGGCGAATTGGTCTTGTATGGAACATGGGGTGGTCTAGCTGTGTATCCTTTCGCAGATACTCTAGAGATTATTGAAAAAGCCAATAAAAGTTGAATTTTATAAAAAAATATTATATAATATAAATAGAGA